GGCGCTGCCGTTGATTGATCACCGAGAGTAGGTTTGATAGGAGGCTCGGCCGGGGCTTCAGGACGAAACTCACGCGGCGCCGGCACCGCCGGCGTATTGAGCTCGTCGTAGCGATCGCGCAGAGCGCCGATATTCATTCGGTTGAGCGCCTTGCGATCCTCGCCCTGTTTCTCCAAGGCATCTACCAGGTTCCCCCGGTTCATGCCGCCTGATGGTTTCGCCGGCTCGCCGCCGCTCGGTGGCAGACGCCGTGCGACCGCGGCATCGGGGGTGGTTGCCTCTACAGAGCCATGCGGTAGGACCTGCGCTGCCGCGGCCGTGCGCGCCGCGTCCTCGCCTTGCGGACTAACTGCCGCCTCATAGACCACATTGCCGTCGGCGTCCTTACCCTGGATAACCCGCGGCGCGCCCGACGCAGCCGCCTGATCTTTGGTCTCGGGGTAGTCGAGGACATGCGCCAAGATCGTGTCGTTGAGCTCCCCCGGCCGGCGGAATAGCGCCGCCTTCGCCTGGTTGTTGGTGAGGAGCGTACCCTCCGGCCGGACGACACGCGTAACACCGTCCGGGATATCCTTCGGCATTGATGTTCCCTTCGGGATGAACACCGAATCCTTGAGGTTCTCCGGATCGGCCAGCGCGGCGACCTGCGCCTTGATGTCGCCGGGGAGCTCGGGCACCGTCAGCGCAGCCGGCCTTGACGGGCTGGTCGTAAAGCCGCCCTGGCCTAGAACCATACCCTCGCCGGTTGAGGCCCACGGCGTGGCCGGGCCCTGTGTGCGGTCCGGCTGATACGTCAACTGCTTAAGCGGCCCAGCTATCTGCAGCGCCTCGGTCAGCGCCGCGTGCTGATCATCTGTGACACCCTCGGGCGTTACCCTGGGTGTTTCACTGGATGTTTCACCGCGATGCAGCGCACCGCCTACCGATCCGACAAGCGCGCCGCCGACGCCGCCGGTGACCAATGCGCGCGCGGTCTCTGAGGGGTCGAATTCTTTCTGCAGGCCGGCCTGCATCGATGCCGACTGTTCGAGGGCGTTGCCGGCCGCGGCTTGCCCGCCCATCGTAGCGGCACCCTCGGCCGCGCCAATGCCCGCCCGCCGCGCCACACTCGCGCCTGCGGCTCCAAGTGCGCCCTTCGTAAGAAGCCCACCAGCGCCCGCCCCTGCGGCCGCGCCGACCGCGGCTTGCATTGCTATAATAGGCGGCGCGATCGACGCTACGACCTGCCGCTTCGCGTTGATGTTGTCCACGCCCTGCTTACGCAACTCGGCGTAAACAGGTGAATCCATCATGTCTTCGGGCGTGGCCTTGTCTATCTGATCGACCAGTTTCTCATAGGCCGCGCCCGCCTGCTGCGCGCCGAACGCCGCGCCCGTTATGGCGAGGCCGGCCGGCCCAAGGACTGCAGGCGGTACGATAGCGAGAATGGCCGACGGGATGAAACTCGCCGCCGTCGCGCCGAGGTAACTCCCCCAGCCGACTTCGCCAGGCGTCGGGATGTCTCCGCCGCTCTCATCCTTACCCCCGAACAGCGAAGAGTGAGCAGCCTTCTGGGCCTCCGGGCTCATCGCCTGGAGATTCTGGGCTATGATGTCACCGACGGCGCGCCGAGTCTGCTCGGTGTGCGCGATGATGTCGGGGTTCATACCGAGCGCGCGCTCGGCCGCGCTGGCAGCGCCGACGGTCGCCTGGCCCGCTTCGAGGAGCGCGCCGTAGGTCTGGCGCGCGAAATCCTTGAACGCGGATTTACTCTGCTCTGGTGGAGGTCCACTGCCTACAAAGAACGGTTGCGCGTTAGGGTCTAGAGGAGCTCCTGGCTGATAACCAGGGAGGCGACGCCCTTGCGGCGCCGCACTACCGTAGTTAGTTGGGCCAACGGCGCCGGACTCCCGCGTAGCAGGTAGGGACAGCGCAGACGGAGCGGCCCCAGTATCGCCTTGGTCACCGGCTTCGATATTGTCTTGCAGGTCTTCCGGGTTTTCGAGATCGACGGCCATCTATTCCCTCAAGAGGTTTACGGCACCACCATGTTGCCGATCGTGCCGGTGCAGCCGGGCGGCGGCGGATAGGTCTGCGTAATCCCCGCCGCTGCGCGAGTAGTAAACAGTTGATCTCCAACCTCGGTAACTTCTGAGGTGTCGGGATAGCCGCTAGCAGTAGTCAAGTGGAACGAGGAGTAAGGATAAGACTGCCCCGCAAGCCCTCCCACAAAGACGTTGGTATTCCATGTGTTGGGTGGATTGGTAAAGAACGTCGGGGCAGGATTTTGATTGGGGCCAATGTAAACAAACCAGTGTGTCCGCGAGGACTCACCATCTTGAATCATAATGTTATTGTTAAGATTAAGAGAGAAGATGGCGTTCCCACCCCCTGGCAAAGTCTGCGGCGGGCCACCATTCTCATCATCCATCGCCCAGCCTATTTGGTTCTGCTGCGGCGATCCCGCGCCTTTGACAATGGTGTTGTTGTCAATGTGACACTCCCGCCCCTCTGGACAGTCGATCTCCTCACTGTCCACATAGTAAGGGTCCTGCGAGCCTATGAACAGGTTACATGTGAAGTGGTTTACAAAGCCGCGCGACTTTGCGCCGTGTCCAAACATCGCTTGTTCTGAAAACGTATGGTTCCAATCCAGTGTATTAGTGTTGTCACCAAAGTATGCGTTATGCTGGGGCCCATTTGGTCCGCCACATCTCGCGAAGTGGAGGTTTTGTACGACGAAATTCACGAACGGCTGCGAGTTGCCGCTGAGGATGCAGTCCTCGCCGTCGTGTAGATAGTCATTCCGCATCGTAGCGTTTCCGCTGGCAAGATAGAAGCAAGCAGTAGGGCCATTTGTGGCCCAATCAGAGCATTCGAGATTGTCGAAAGTTGTAACATCAGTAGCGCCGCCCCAATAAACGAAGGTTCCCTTTCCGTTGCACAGAAGGGTTGAGCCACCCATGAAGTGGGCAAAATTACCACCTACCCCTTTGATCCACAGATGCTGTGGGAGATGCCATAACCGATCGCTGGTCGGTGCGTTGAACGGGGAGGCGTTTCCAAACTGAGAGCAGTCGTAATAGGCTCCCGCCTGGATTGTGATCAGAGTGTTGTCGATGACGCCGCCAATACCAGCGTTGCTGAGACCGATCAGCGCCGCACTGAGTAGCGGATATTGACATCCCGAGGGGCAGACTGTGATCGTCTGACTGGGAGTGAACGGTGGAGTGAGCGTATTAGCTGCAGTCGGCGCCGTTGGAGCTAGCGTCGCCGGCGTGATGACTGTCGGAGTGAACGCTGTAGCCTTCGACCCGCCTTGATTATTCGGCACCAGGATGAGGCTTAGGAATTGGTAGTTATCACTCGGCGGCGCCGGGACCGTCAAGGCCACGGTCCCATTATGTACGCCAATAGTAGGAGTAGTCCCACTGACCCATTGATAATCCAGACCCTGGACATTTCCGTTACTATAAGCGCCTCGCGCGTTACCGATCTGAACATAATCGGTGCCCGCTGTGTTTGGTGTATTTCTGACCGTGACGTTGATTACTGAGCCTGGCGTCGGGTAATAATTGTCCGAAGTCAGGAAGAGTGTCGTAGTGTCCGACGGATCGACGCCCTGAATGGTTACCGTCGTACTAGCTGGCGACCCCGTTACGCCCGGCTGAGTAAGCGTAACAATGATCGTGTAGGTACCCGCGGCGAGATCGGTACAGGTAGGTGCGGTGTTGCAAACACTCACGTCGCCGGTAGCCGAGTTGATCTTAAACTTGCCGGCGTCGGCGCCTCCAGTGATTGCCCAGCTTCCGGTAAAGGCAGGCGCGGGTGGGAAAATCGTCGCCGGGATGATATTTTTACCGACTAACCTATTAGCAGAGCCGGTCCCCGCGAGGAACTGGAAGGGCCCACCGACCGGCTGAACTACTGGGATCAGCGTTTGAGCAGTTGGCACGAGGGGTGATGGTGGCGGCGGCTGCTGCGTGTACGGACCTACGACAGAGCCACGCCCCCACACGGCGGCGGACGCGGGCAATGCCATGAATAGCAAGCTGGCAAAAACCGCGCATTTCGACCACCACCTCATTGAAAGCTACTCCAACTGTTAATTCCTACAGCTAAATACGAGTAGTCGTTAGTCCGAGAACTGTATTTCTATACAGCTCGCTAATCGCTGCAAGCAGCTCATTAATATCTTCGTCTGTTCCTACAAATCTAGTGATTATCTTCGCTCCTTCTTCTCCTTCTTGCCGCTTACCTATGCGCAGTATAACACCAAAAGTTTCTACGTCGCGTAGGGTCTCAACAATGTATTTACGCTTATGTACACTAGTCTCTGCCATATTAACTCTCCTATTTCACAGGAAGCGCCGACGACTGGCTCACGGGGACCTGCTGCTGTTGCTGCGGCATGACGGTCCCGGTCAGGTTATTCGTTACGCCTGCGCCCATCGCATAGGGCGTGCTGGCGCCGGCACCAATCGCACTAGTCGATCCCTGTTGGGGATTGGGGGCAGCCGCACCGGCGAGATGGTCGCCAAACGCTTTCGACAGATATCCGATAGGCTGCCCAGTTTTGTCACCGGCCTTAATCACGGCATAAGTTCCGTCGGTCGCCCGCTGCACCTGCAGTGAGTGGTTCGATATTCCTCGGGCGATGCGCTCAGCCTGCGGCCCCGTCGCGCCCTGCATCATAGCGTCTTTGTGAATTTCGGACATATCGCCGAGTTGATCCATGGTCGCGTCTGGATTCATTAACTTATCATAACGAGTAGCGGCATCCTTATTAGCCTCACGGCCCGCCGCGGCCTGCTGCGCGGCGCCAGCGTTACTGTTCTGCGCGCGGATATTTGCAGCTTCGACTGTGGCGTTGGCTCGAGTTTCAGCCGACTGTGTAGCCGCGTCGGCACGCGTATTAGCGGCTTCGACCTGAGCGTTGGCGCGCAGCTCGGCGGCGCGTTCCCGCCCTTCGTTAATTCCTGCATAATATTGCCCGTGCAAGTCATTGAGCCGCGTCTCGGAGGCTAGCTTCTGCTGCGCGCTCAATGTCGCGAGATACTTTTCCGGGTCCGTCGTCTGGTTTAACTGACCGGCGATATCCTGCGGCGTGATCATCATGGGCGAGCCGATGCGATGCGACGGGTCGTTCTCGTCGAGCCGCTCGGCGTAAACGTTTTTTCCATCTGATCTGAACCGGCCGATTGTACCGTCGGGGAAAAATGCGTGCGCCTTGGCAAGATATTGCGATGCGCCGACGCCATCTCCTGCACTAAGCGCTTGATGAGCTGCCATCAGATTTTGATTCGTACCCACATGACTCATCTGAAAGACCCAGTCCTTGGCGTGCTGCGCACCGGCCATATCGCCCTTTCCAACAAAAGCACCTACCAGCAACGCCTCGGCATGGCGCCACGCGTCAGACATTGGCATGCCTGCCGGCGCGGTATCGACCGCATAGCGCAGGAACCCATCGGGCCCACCCTGCGTTCCGGCCTGGACCAGCCCGGGCGCCGTCATCGATCCTTGGCCGACGAAATCCTTGGAGCTTACCTGTGCGCCAGGGAACGCACTCGCCGCGTATTGCTGCGTCTTCTCGCCTTTGATGCCACCCGGACCGCCGTAGTAAGCAGCAAACGAGCTCGGCGAGTTCTTACCAAATTGTGCATCCATCTTCGCGATGTACTGCGCTCCCATCAGGAGATTGTCATCCTGGTTGAACGGGTCGAGGCGACCGTTTTGGCTCAGCTCATGCGCGGTCCCCGGCATAAGCTGCATCAACCCAATTGCGCCCGTATTGCTACGGACCGGCCGACCGTTGTCGTCGTCCTGCTTAAACTTAGATTCCTTCCAAGCGTGCCACGCAATGCGATCTGGATCGACGCCGGTAAGCTGTGCCGCGTCGTCAATCTTAGCTTTGAGTTGCGGGTTGTGTTCGGCTAGCCAAGCATAGGGCCGGGGATCAAATGGAGGCTTATTGATCTGTGGCGTCGGCTCGGACTGCACCGTCGAGACGGCTTGCGGCGGCTGCCCTCTGGTGCCCGCCGTTACGGGCGGCTGCTCCGGTGGCGGCGCAGCGGCCTGTTGATTTGGTACCGCGGCGGCCGGCTGGTTTACCGGCAGTGCAGACTGCGGCTGGTTCTGATCCTCCGAACCGGGGAGGTTCTGAAGCCTCGCCTGGACACGACTACCAAGCTGCGGCTGATCTGTCGGAACGATCGTCGACCCGGGTATATTCTCGTCATAAGCCATAATCAGAACCCGCTCGCGCTATTATTTATGGCGTTGAAAATCTGCATACCGAGGCTCGGCGTTTGCTGCTGTCCGAGACTCGGCGCGGCGCCAGGTGGCGCTGCCGCCTGTGGCCCGCTCGGAGTCCCAGGTTGACCGGCCACACCGGCGTAGCCCGTCGGTGAAGTGCCTATTGCCGACCGCGGCGGAATAGGTGCCTGTGCAGCACCAGCCGGTAGATAGTGCGGCGCGACCGTGCGCGGTACAGGGAGAGCCGCGGATGCGCTGGGCGCAGGCGGTATAGCTGCCGATGCACTGGGCGCAGGCGGTATAACCGCGGACGCGCCGGTGTTGACCGGTGCGGGTGGTATAGCTGCCGATGCGCCGGTGTACGTAGGCTCACTGGTATCAGCCAGCGCCGGCTCACCCTCCCGCGATCCCCGCCCAAACGATCCCACACCACCAGCCGGGCCGACTTCACGCGAACCACGCTGGAACGGATTCGCGCCGCCAGCCAGCAAAACCGCAGGCTTATTATTCGGCTGCATGAATTTTGGCAGCGGCATCGAGGTAATATCCGGCCGACCACTAGAGTCCCTACCCGAGTTCGGATGGAGAGGGGTCGGCCCAGTCCCAGCAGCGGAAGCGCCGGTAGCGGGCGCCGCGCCGGTGTTGAGCGCCTGACGCGCCGTAGTTTCAGCATCCGCCTTCATTGCTGCATCGGCAGCATCCTGCTGACGTTGTAGCTGCTGAGTTTCCATTCGCTTCTGCTTCAGACCTTCCCAAGCATTCACCATGTTTGCTGCATCAGCCATCCCGCCAAACAAGCCACTAGTCAGACTCCCGAGAAGAAAAGCCATGTGCACATCCTTACAAGTAGCCCATACCGCCAGCGAACCCGAGCGCGCCACCGATCAATTGGCCAATACCGCCCATCTGATTCTGCGAAACCTGATTGTTAAACTGCGCCCCTGCCAGCGAATTCTGGAACCCCATATTGAGCGTATTCGCTTGGTTGTTGAGAGCCTGATTCCCTAGACCCATATACGAAGTCGGACTCCCCATCGCATTGACGCCTGAATTAGTCGTAGCGTTGGCCGCGTTGATTCCGGCCGAACCGGCATTCGTCGCAGTGCTGTACGCCTGCGCTACGTTTCCCGCATAGCCGCGGCCAGTGTTTATCGCTTCGCCTTGCAACCCCAATCCGACCGCTTCGGTATTCATTCGTGACTGTGTTCCAGCCGCCGCGGTCGCCGCCGATTGTGCTATACGCGAGCCGAGATCGAGCGCGCCAAATCTGGTTTGCGACGGGTCTATGCCGTAGCTTTCGAGCGACTGCTGCGCGGCGTTTCGGTTGGCCGTAAAACTATTCGCGACATCAGCCTGAGCGGCAGCGGAGTTCGCGTTGGCGCGCGCCGGCGAGTTATACGTCGAGGCTTCATTCGCAAACTGCGACTCAATCGGTTGATATGTAGTATTGTAAAAATTCTGCATATTCTGTGCGTTTGCCGTCGACGCTGCCCCCGCCGCAGTCTGCTGCTGCAAATATTGCTGCGCATAAGGCCAGACAGTATTGAATTGCTGCTGGCCCCATTGTAGCTGCTGTTGCCCAAGCTGAAATTGCTGCGACGCCGCGTTCGCATCGGCCTGCGCAATCGGCCCGTAATTCGGTGCCGGAGGCGCACTTACTTTACCGCCCATCGGAAGTCTCCTGTAGCATATCACTACTACTGTAGTTATCGAGTGAACGCCACTGGCGCGGTTTATAATCAAGCCACGGGCAGCTGTCTTTAGTCATTGTAAGAATGAACATATGCGTCGCACCGGGATACACATCCCGGATAAGCCCTTCGACTCGCCAACCGGCGCGCAAATCTATCGACAGCCCATAGTAGTTATCCGACCGCACCGGGGCTATCAACTTACCTAAGCCAAGCTGATTGAACGAGTAATCGAACGCAAGCCAGAGCAGCTCCCGCGAGCACCAGCCGGGGTCGAGTCCGGCCATGTGCATAGTCGCACTGGCACCCAGATATTTGCACACGACGAAGCCGCCGAGAATCTCACCGTCCCGGTGCGATGAGAACGAGTGGTCCCAGCCAGGCGTGAACACACCCGTTACGCGGTCCATGACCCACTCGCCGACACCCGGTTCGTCAATGCGAATGTCCATCGCGTTCGTCTTCAGGGACCGGCGCGGCCTGCTTAGTTTCACGCTCCAACAGGAGGGTAGCCTCCATCTGCGCAAGCTGATTAAAGGCAAAATCACGCTGGTTGGTGAGGACAATTACCAGCTTCTTCAAAACTTCAAGCTCGCTCATATGATACTCCTACGCCCACATAGGTATATGGCGAACGTTGCCATTAACATTGAGAGTCATCCACTCGACAGGGTTGCCGGCGGTGGGACTGTTGGTCAAAGTGGCCGTGGCGCCGCCGACTGTTACCGATGCCCCGGTAAAGTCTACGTGGCCAGTGCTAATAAAATTGCTGCAAAACACCCCCCCAGTAGCCCCTTTGGCCTGAATGAGAATATTGATCGCCGAGTCAAGACCGTTTGCAGAGATTATAAGAGGCGCTCCGGTGAGGCTGGGACTCAAGCCCAGGTAATTTACGGTGTTTGGACCGCCGTAAGCTATTCCACCCCAAGTAACCCCGCTCTGATTCTTAAAGTACATCCCGGTATCAGTGATCTCAATCCCGCCAATATGAGTCGAGGAGGCGAGTATATACCCCGTGGTGCCTGCGCCACCATCAGCCGAAGTAGTCCATTGAATCTCCATGCCATTCGGAAAGGAGATCCCCACCCCCGTCCCTATGTTGCTGTCAAATACAATACCTTTACGGAAGGTCCCTCCATTAGCACCGATCGCAATAGCCGCGCTGCACGGGTTACAGGTAAACTTAGTAGACGCTTCACCACCCGATGATAACGTCAAAGGAATCGTAAAGCCGGGGTTGCCAGATGGCCCTGAATAGGGAGTGATGTCGACGATATTTCCCAGATTACCGACATCGATCTCACAGTGGACGCTGCCAGCGCCCGCCGCCCGAACACCGGTCCCATAGTAGATCCAGGCGTCTTGGAGAGGGGCGGTGGTCTTGTCATTGTAGACCATTGCCGCGATGGGGATCGTTCCGCCGGGTGAGATGGCATCACTGACGCGTGACGCGAACAAACCGCCGATCAAGCCGGTGGCGCTATAGCACAATTGAGTTCCGTACGTCTCTAAATACGCAAAGACGTTGGAAACGATCTGACTGACCCAGGTCTCATTGAGGTTGGGGTAGTTGCCATCATAGAGCGTCGCAGCGCCTACAAAGCTCCGATCGGCAAGACGACTGATGCTGGCCCCGGCTTGAGACGGAAAACTGGGCGCCGTCTGCCAGAATTTCCCCGTATGAGTCGCAGTCAGAGAGCCAACCTGTGCAGCACCGCTCGATGTAAGAAAGCCAACTTGCGCCACTCCGGGCGTAGTCAGAGAGCCAACGTGTGCAACACCGGAAGCAGTCAAAGCGCCGAACAGCGCAGTGCCGGATACCGCAAGAGACGCAAGTGCTAGACTCGACGGAATACTCGGCAGCTGAGGCTGTAATGAGCCGGTCAAACCCATAGAAGCCAAGTCGTTGAACGTCACCGCGCGATCGCCCGACTTACCTCGGCTGCCACCAAGACTGTCGACACCCTGCTTCAGCGACTGCGCGACAACAGTCAACGCGCCAAGGTCCGCAACCGGCTGCGGTATCGACGGCACGTTCGGATTAGGCTTAAGAGGGTTAGACACCCTTCAGCTCCTTCATCGTCGATGCCAGCTCAATCGAGTAGATCGCCGCGCGCGACACGATCTCGCACTGCCACTCAAATGCCTTGAACCCCGAAGGCAGCCTAAAGATCTCCCGGCTTTTTGTAAGGTTTCTGGTCAGAACCAAACGCGCGCTATCGAGCGAATTAGGGTCCTCACCGACATCATCCGGGTCCGGACCCGCATATAACTTAAACACCGCGTTGACTCCGGCAGGCAACACCAATGAAGGATCACCGTTGTCCAATGCATCAGCAGGCGACACCACTACTGTAGTAATTGACGGATCAAGCGAAATCTGGCATGCGCCTAAACTGACCGGCGCCGGCAGATAAAATTCCTTGGACCTCCATCGATAAACAAGCGGAGCAGTGTTTGGGCTGTCCCATTTATAGACGACGTTATTCGCACAAATGTACGCGTCGCCGGTGTACTCGTCATTCCAAACGCATACCGCGCTCAAGAACGTGTTGAGCTTCATAAAGCCCAGGCGCGACTCCGAGTAGTCGATAATGAACCCTTGGTCTGTACCATTGATCGCCAAATACTGCGCGCGATGCCGGCAAGCGATAATATTCGCGGCCCGGTAATCCGTGAGCCAGATATTCTTAGTCATGTTCTGTAGCGTCTGGTTCTGCATGCCGAAATAATTCAGCATGACCAGACCGTTTTGGGACGCATAATAAACCCCCAGCAAATCAGTGATAATCGACCCGCGCGCGATACATGGCTCCGGCACGCGCCACATCGTAAAGAGGAAGTTGCTCGGCGAACTACCGGACCCTTGGAAGGGAAACCCCTTCGTCAAAACAACAAGGGCCTGTTGCCAAATCGCGAGGCCGACAATATCGTATTGGAGCGACTGGTCATACGCTGCTGGCCACGCATGTGGGCGGTCCGGCTCGCAGAAATGTATCGTGTTCCCGGTGAAGCCAATCAGCATCCCGCCAGTCATCGTTATCAGTCCATCGAGCTTCGGAACCGGGTTCGCAAAACTCGTGCTGATCAGCGTCAGATTATTAACGATCGCAGTATCTATTGTCGTATCGGTGTATGTGCTGCTCGACACCGGAAACGTCAGTGTGGTGACCTGGTAAAATTGCGCACCAGTGGTCGTTCCAGTGAGCGTACGATAGAGGTTTAAACTGACAACCGGCGGGTAATTGAGCCCCGTCGGATTAGCCGGCGCCGCCGTCGGAAGCCCGGCAAGTGCCCATGTGCCGTCCGGTGCACCGGAAACGACAGCGCTCGGCAGACTCGGCGCGCTCTCCTCGCCGAAGGCGTTCACGAAGGTATAAAGGTACGACCGGGATATCTGTGGAATAGTAGACGTTCCACCCGAGACCGTAACGGTCAGCTGTCCTGTTGAGTCGCTAGGCGGCTGCGCGATGCCTAGATCATAGGGGCGCGTGTTATTAAACAACATATCGCGCGTAGCCCAGTGCGGCGCCACGTCCCCGGGGTTGGTCCAGTAAAGCCTGTGACTAGTATCGTTGGCGAGCGGCGACCTAACCACCGAGCTGAATTCGGACGGGAGCGGCAGCCAGATATCCGCGCCGCCCAGCGGGTCAGGGAAGCGATACGCGCGGCGAACGCCGGTGCTCCCAGGGAAGCTGATGGTAAATACGGGCGTGGGCAAGCCGGCGAGGATGCCGGAGCTCAGATCGCAGTTGACCGCCTGCTCGCTCGCATTGTCGGGCAGCATCGTACCTTCTGTGCGAGGGATCATTCCCCCGAAACCCTTGATTGCCCAGGCGACCATTCACTTTTTCCACTTCTCCATCGTCTCGGCGCGGATAGCGTCACGCTTGACCTCGGGGTTCTTCGAGTTCGCAGCAGCGCGCAGCCGGCCCTTGGGGATCTTCTTATCGGTCGAGATCCTGAGCTCGCGATGGAGCTTCCCCTTCTGGCCGCCGGGTTTGAATGGCTTCTTGCCGGCCATTACCGCTTGCCCTTCTTCTTACCCTTGGCATTCTCAAACTTAGGAATTTCTTTCTTATCGCGCGCCTTGTCGGCCTTCGAGCCTTCCTTGACGCCCTTGTCGTTGTCAAAACGCGACTTCTCGAAACCCTTTGGTGTTTTCATGATACCTCTCCTGTTTAGTGTGGGATGAAAAGAGGTCCCGGCCGATCGTTGCCCGCACCTGCAGGTCGCTCACGGCCACGGCCAATGAGTTATTGCACTGCCGTTAGTGGCGTTTCCTGGGCATTGGACTGTCGTGCCGTATGACCCAGGACATACCCACATTTGCATTGACTGCAGATACCAGTCCACATTGTTGGTTCCGGCATTTCCCGGCCCGTTTGCAATAACGAACTGATGGTTGGAAAGAGTGCTCGGATTGGTTACGTTCCAGCCGGCGCAGCCCGTAAAATTCCCATCAAGAAACGCGCATTTCCAGTAATCGGAAGTTCCATCGCTCGTCCACAGTATACCTATAGTATGGTATACTGTCATATCACCAGTTGGAAATCCTCCTGGCCAACTAAAGATGCCGTTACATATACTACCGTTACAAAACTCTAACGATCCGTTACCGTATTGTGTTGAGTTGGCAGAAACCTCTAAAGTATCTGGCTCGATCCAGTTTGCATTCCCTGTGCCAACGGCGAGCTGCCCGCCTAAAACGGGGGATGTACCATTAGGCTGCACCAGAGAAGCGGCTGACATCCGAAAGGTCATCTGGAAATAACCTTCGGCCGGGAAATTATTATTGGTGCTTCCGGGCCCGAAGTACACAGCAGGGTAAGAAAACGCCCACGAATGGCCGTTGCCGCCGTCGCTCGTTGAGTGCTGCAAATGCAGAACATTCTTGCCTGCGCTCGCGTCAAATTCCTGGTCAACGCGAGCGCACGGGCCAGGCCAAGACCATCCTGGCAGCGAACCGCCGCACCCATAGAGCCAATTCGCGAGATTTGCGTATGATGGCTGCGAGAAGTCGGCGTTGAGTGCCGCGGTCGTGAACCCGGCAGCGGTCGCCGGGGCTGGTACTCCTCCGCTGGGCGGAGGAGGAGGCGGAGGAGGAGCGATAATCTTACCCGTCGGTCCTCTGCCCCACATGGCAAAGGCCGATGATGATAGCAGTAGCAGCACGATCAAGAGAACAGAAACTCGCGGTGGTTTCATTGCCATGGCACAAAACTTCCACCGGGACCCGTGCCGCTAGTTGCATTTATGGTGCTTGTATCAGCAGTTGTGCCGCCGGTCCCTGAAAACGCCGGGAATGCTGCGCCCCCGTTCCAGGTGCTAAAGGAGAAGCAACCAGTCGGCGTTGTTATGACACAACCACTTGGATACTCGGTGCCCGCTACATTGATACCCAATTGTTTGTTTGTTAAATCGACATCAAACCGAACAACAGTCCCAGTTGTAATAGCCGGACCGGTTGCAGTGATGGAGTTGTTGTAGAATATCGTGCCAGATTTAACACCGATACTATTAAGGTCACTACCAAAGTAGTTATTCAACACCGTTGAGGCATTTGCAAAGCCAGGTATCCAGTTACTACCTGAAGATGTCGAGGTTGCTGTTTCAAAAAAGTAGTATTGCCCAGTTGTGTGTGAATGTGTAGCCAAGCAACCGAAGAAACCACCGCTCGGCACGGAGGCGGTTAAATTACCGTTGGACAGCACCACACCCGAATTACAGCCAGCACTCCCAGCCAACTGCCACGGGTCACTGACCGTTAGAAGATTAGGGGCAACCCCCGTAATGTCCCACTCATTCGATCCCGTTAGGTTTGAGATCGTGCCGCTGACGTAATCAAGTGCGCCCCCTGCGCTAGTTGGAGTATAGGCGGTCCCGCCCGGCCATGTGATTATGCCAGCCGAACTAAACGAAAGCCCAGTGTACGGACCGCCCGCGCCTTGGGTAATCGCGAACTTGAAATCGGCCGGTACGGTACACTGAGGCAGCGAGATTACATGGTTGTTGCCTAAGATAGTAAGCGTGTAAAAGCCCGAGACCCCCGCCGTGCCAGGGCAGGGCACCGTGATCGTCCCACCATCTGTCAGGGCGAAGGCATTAGTCGGCCACGAGCCAGCGACCAATGAGGCTGCCTGTGAGCGGTCCGCAGCGGGAAGCAGCGCTGCCAGAAGCAGCAGGATTGCGAGAGGTTTACGCATTAGTTTAGGCTCCAGCCTGTGCCTTCAAAGGAGCGCGCGACCCACACAGTCGTTCCGCTCGCGGGGGCAATGAGGGAAAGAGTGTCGTAGAGGGTAATATCTTGGACATTACCCGCGGTCGCCGTAATGTTCGGAGCCATCGAGATTTTAACACCCGTAGGAGCGAGGACCTCCAGGATCTGAGCAGCCATAACAATGAAGCAGTAGTTAAGGCCCGCAGCATACGCAGGCAGAGTAAAAACTACCGTACCCGTCGCCCCGCCATTGTCAAAGCAAGTCCCACTGTCAGCAGAAGTTAGCGAATAGTTAGCAGTTTTCGATACTGTAGCGAAACCGTTAGACGCCGCAGTTATCTGCCCAGCGCTATTGACCGTAATATTGGCGTTTGTGTATGCGCCAGCGCTAACCCCAGTCGCCACCAAGGCGCTCGATGGGATGTTGGTGCAGACATTAGCCGAACAGCTAAGGGTATGATTGGTTACGGTTTGGGTGCGCTGCGCGAAATTTGCAGCGATTTGCCCGAGATTGGCACTGCTCCAAACATAACTCGTCACCGAGCAGCCCGGCGCACCGTTCTGGCATAGCGCCATCGTATCTGTGTCGTGGATCGCAGGCGCCGCCGGCAGCGATGAGAGACCACCGGCAACAGGCTGCGCCAGTACTGATGGTTGCAGCCAGATAAACGCCGCAGCGGCTATTGCTGCGAGAGTAAGATACCGGCGCATTGAACTACCTCAGTGCGATCATACCAGTACTGACGGTCGTGCCGGTCGCCTTTACCTGCTGAATTGCAATCGGCAGCAACGTCCCAGCCGCAACGTTCGTAAATACCACCTGCGCATGACCTTCGCCGGCCATGACTACAGTGAGAGAAGTCTCCGCGGTCCCGACCCATAACGCGGCAGTCCTCGTAAAAACAGTCGTATCACTAGGCACCACGACCACAGCGCCGGTGTAGACAGGCTGAGCAGCAAACACCCGCGATGACCACACCACCAAAAATACTAACGATAAAGCAAAACACCTCAAGACCTTACTCATTTCTGTCTGTCCTGCGTGCTGCCTGATGGATTCGACTTAGTTGCCTTCACCCCCTTCGCAGTCGCCTTGTTGCCCTTCGCAGTCGCCTTGTTGCCCTTCATGAGGCCGATCTTATTGAGGGTGCCGAAAACTGCTTTCGGATTACGGGGATACCGACGCTTGAGCTTGTCCTCAACGTCGGCGACCGCGGTTTTCTTACCTGATGGGGTAAGGCGGGGCATAGGCTACTTCCAGAACTTCCACGCATTGACAGGCGCACGAATCCATCGAAAAATAGGCGCGCTAGCAGCCGAAGTAGCGGCGTTTGGACCAGTTACGGCATTTCCCCGAGCGTCGGCCCACGTAAGCGTAGTGGGAGCAGCCGAAAAACCGATAGTGACGGTGTTGCCTATACCCGGCGAGTTCGTATCCACATTGGGGAGCCAAATAGCTAAAGTCGCTGGCGGATTATTAACGTACAACGACCGATTCCCCTGCCCCATCTTAACCGGGCTAGTGGGGTTTGTTACCACCATGATCGGATCACCAGTGGCTTCCTCGAAGAAGCTGCCATCCGGATTTTGAAACGAGGGCATTGAGACTCTCCTATCGGACGAGACCGGGAAACGAACTCCCGCGGTCAGGAATATTCTTCTTCGCAAGAGCCTTCTTCCTTGCGATCGGCATACCAGGGCTCGCTGGCCCGGGGATCGGTGACTGCGGCCGGCTCCCGCCGGGATGCCCGCCTGAATTATTCGCCGGGTTCGACCCACGGGACGCTTCGTCGACCGACTTCATGCCTGGTTTACCTGAACCTTTAGCCATCAAAACCTCCTACCACTACTGTAGTATATAGCACCGGGGAAAAGCTATAGCAACTGTAGTTGCTAGGGCCCCTTTTTCGCCGCCGCCTCCAAAGCATCGACGCGCGCGGAGAGCTCCTGTACCGACTGGACCAGCGGCGCGATCAGCCCCGCGTAATCAAGGGTCATAGTCCCGTCCGGGCTAGTGTGTACGAGCTGCGGGAATATCGCCCCAACGTCCTCAGCATTGAACCCAAGATGCTGTTGGTGATTTTTATCGCCGTTCCAGGTATAAGAAATCGGAGTCAGCGCATTGATCGCCGATGTCATTGTGTCAGTAGCCTGCGCGCTCGGTACGATCCCGGCGGCCTTTAGCGGCTTTCCAGTTTTATAGCTCTTATCGGAAGAACACCCGATGCTCGCGCCACCGCTATATGTGCAGTTCTCCCCGGTAGATATATGTAAGATGACGGTCCCATTGTCTGCCGCCGCAACATAGCTATTTGCGGGGGAGTTAAGGACATATAAACCAGGAGTACCAGTCGACGCATATATAAGTTGTCTAGGCGACGATCCGAGTTGTACTGTATTTCCACCTAAAAATATATTCCCACCCCCGTCAAAATGCCCTTGCTCCCTATTGTTAGAATAAAAATACACACCGCCGGAAGCAAGTACACCGCCGACAAGAAGGTTATTACCACTATCTAATGACAACGCAGAAGAATACGCGCCACCAGTATTTTTTATAACGAAGAGATGGTTATTGTCTATCGCGATATTACCACTGCCGCCTAATGTAGAGTCGACAACTAGATTAGGAACTGTCAGCGTCGGAAATCCAGCCTGAGAAATTCCAGGATAAGCGCCTTGCAGCAATCTAGAGTTTAAAACGCCATTAACGATATTGTTGGCGTTGGTAGTGTCGGTCGTTGCCGACGCGGCCGGCACCTTCCCAAGGATCCTAGAAACCGTCGGATTTTGAAACGGACCACTCAAATCCCCGCCCATCGTAAGCGACGGCGGGAAGTCATTCGACACCAGCCCGCGACACGCCGGCGCCACCGCGACACCGCTGGGTGGCCCAGCGAATATAGTGTTTGCTAAGCAGGTACTCGGAATCGGCAGCAGCGCAGATATGTCACTGAAGACCAATGGGCGGCACGTCCCCACCGACGGAGTGCCGGTAGGCGGGCCAGCATAGACCGTACCAGCCGGGCAAGTATCCGGGAACGAAGAGAGTGCGCCCGGCATATCCGCATCTACCAACGGTCGACACTTAGGAACCGCCCCGCCGCCGCTGCCCGGACCAGCGTACACCGTATTCACCGGGCAAACACCCGGGTTATCGGCATGCGCCGGTGCAGCCCATAACCCAAGCAAAAATACCACTACCGTAGTAGCTAAGCGTAACATGGCTTTATAGACTCCATCTGCTGCCAGTCCACGTAAACGTCGCAGACTGGAAGTTGTCGGTGAAATCAAATATCACTTGATTGACGATAGGACTGCCGTCCGCGCTCTGCCAATGGATCGGACTAACCCCGGCATTCCCCGTATCATCTACCCCGCGGACTGCCTGCCCGACAGTTGGATTCTGGGGGAGCGTGATCGTGATCGATCCGCCACCGATGTTCTGTACAACCACAAGGCCAGAAAACCCTATCGGTAGTACCGTATTCCCGGAAACAACCTGAGTCATTGGAGGGGGCCCCGAAGGCTGAAGTATGTTAAGCGACGCCACGACGATCACCAGAACGTCGAGTTCTTTTTGGCGGGGTGATGAATTAGAGACCGCCAGCACTGAGGCTGTATAAGCGAGCCCAGGCGTCCCAGCGGCCAGCATCATACGCACCCTCACACCGTCGCTAGACACTTGCGATATAGCCAGCGGCGTAATATCGGGCGGAGGCGGCGAAGCGAGCGGCGGCGGTACAGAAAGGTCCTCAATTAACTGGAAAGTGCCAGTGCCAGTGTTCAACACCGCGCTGTTGAACGTCGTCAGCGCCACCGGCAAAATATTTACGCGGCCTACGAGCTCGCCAAGATCGAGCCACCGCGACAGGTCAATAGTGACCTCGCGGATGTCGTTGGTTTCTTTTATAATCCTACCAATATACATCAGTGACTCCTCGGTAAAATCAGCACCATACACGCATTGAGCAGCAACAACATCACTAATTTACGCGAACACAATTCATTGTCGAATTTTGACCGATCGTCGTGCCGGTTGCGTTAGAGACATTCTGCGCCGCCTGAAAATTGATCGTCCCGGCAACATTTACGACAATGGCGCCATCCATGAAAATGTCGGTTACCGCTGCAGTAGTGCCGGCGGCCGTTCCAAGAACAGTTTCCGTTGTCACTGAATTTATGACCGCGGCATTGTGATTGATAAACACAAAGCTGCTACTAGTAGCTGTCAAACTACCCGTCCCAACCATAGCGACCTTAATTCCCGCAGTTGCATTTCCCGCAGTGACCGTCAGATGGCCATGGCAGTTGTAGGTCTTGCCCGCCGTCAAAGCCTGCGACAGGCCCGTAACTGTCGCTAGCGTAGTATTGCTGGTAAAAGTGATGGCTGCGGTGCTAACCTCGAACTCCTGATTGATCTCGTCTGTCAGCGTCTTGTTCGTCAGCGTATCCGTCGTCGCCTTGCCAACCAAGGTATCGGTGGCCGCCGGCAGAGTCAGTGTGCCTGACGCAACGGCGGGCGCCTGCACAGTGGTTGTGCCTGAAGTCGCGCCCGACAAGATCAGCGGGATGCTCTTCCCCAACGTCAGGCCAGCGAGCGCCAGCGACGCCTCTAATGTCGCCGCACCCGTGCCCGTCATCTGATAAAAGTTGAACGACGTAGTAGCCACCGAGTCATCGTTCCACAGATCCATTTCGCGCAGACCTGCAAAATGGTCGCTAAATGTATAGGTCGTTGTCGCTGTCGAAGGAAATAGTGTATTTGTATTCGATGTCATTGACGAGAAGGCGTTGCCTGTCGCAGAGCCGCCCAGCCCCAAACCAGCATTCGTTAAAAGCTGTCCGCTAACAGTGAGCCCGCCCTGGATCACATTAGGGACGTTATAAGCTGCCTTGGCGCCTCCAGTCAAAATAATTGTTGCTAAACTGGCAGCGAGTAAAAAGCTCCGCATACCGAGCCATCACTCAACAAACCAATTGGTGCCGTCGCTGATAGCGCACATCTCTTGGTGTGTCTGGTTCATTACGATTCCAGTCGCCGCAGCCACACCGTCGATCGTTCCAGCCGTGCTTTTGAGCGTGACATTGTGCGCGTTAAAATCTTCCGTTCCGTCCTTGATGCATTCGCGGAACCCGGCGCCCACAGTGATGGCGCTCGGTAGCGTTGCCGAAGTTACCGTGGTATTGCTCACAATGGTGGTCAGGTTAGGTGTCGACGCCAGAGTAATCCCCGCCGAAGTCGCTGCCAGTGCCACTGTAGGAGCCACGGAAGCTGCGCCGCCGTCCTGCAGAGAACCAGTCGTATCGGCATAGGTCGCCACGTGGCCGACGGTGTAGGAACCAGTAACCGAGGCCACGGTAGCGTCCGCGGCGTTCGATGCCGCCTTCACCGCGGCCGTACCAAGACCAAGGTTTGTCCTCGCGGTCGCAACCACAGTCACGTCCGACAAATTATTCGAAGGGATGAGAAAGCCCGGCTGGTAAGCCGCGTAGGTTATACCCATTATCCCGAAGAAGATGACGGGCGTTAGCCATAAAGCTTGCCGTCGGCTTGACCGGCAAACATGACACTTACAGAACATCTTAGTGACTCCCTACTAGAGTGATAACCGTACCATCAGGCGCCCGAATCTTCAAGCCGCCATCAGTGTCAACAAAGAACATGTAGCCACCAACTACAAACGTCTGACCTGGCACCACTGTCGGAGCCAGCGTTACTGCCTGAGCTACTGCCTGAGCCAGGGTCAATGGTGTTCCTCCTGAAGAAGCTCTTTTATATGGCACCAAAAACATCTGATCAGCCGATACCTTGACTGTATTCGTAATCAATGGCGGCAGCAGACCGCTAAACGCAATGACGAATTGCTCTGCAACACCCCCAGCCGTCGCGCCTACAAGGTCGCCGGCCATCGCGGCCTCAATCAGAATCGCCGCATACGCAGTTGACACATCTATAGCGTCGGCGGCAACTGCAGCCTCAACCAAACCTACGATAGCCGGCGCAGTTATCAGCCTTACGGCATCGCCAACAGATGCAGCCTCGGTCAAAGCTGCTGTATAGAGCACCTTCACGCTAATAGCGTCGGCGGCCGTCGCAGCTTCTGCTAAGGATGGAGCGCCAATAAGCGTAGTACTTACAGCATCTGCTGCCGTCGCGGCTTCTGATAAGAATGAGCCAGTGCCGGTCACTGCACTCATAGCGTCGCCGGCCGCCGCGGCCTCAGTCAAAGGTAATCTATAAGTAGCCGTTGCGTTTACAACGTCTACTGCCGTCGCAGCCTCGGTTAAGGTTACTACCGCATAGCGCACCGTCGCACTGATAGCGTCAACGGCCGTCGCGGCCTCGACCAAAGGCGCCGTCGAACTAATGGCGGCGCCAGCCGTCGCGGCCTCGGTCAAAGTTACCGTATAGAGCACCGCCGCTCCGACAGCATCGACGGCCGCCGCAGCCTCAGTCAAAGATACGCGATAAATAACCGTTGCGTTGACAGCGTCTACTGCCGTCGCGACTTCTGTTAAAGACGAAGTGCCGCCAATATCGAGAACGGTCTGGCCGCCAATCGACAGAACGGTCTGGCCACCAATCGACAGCTCAATATCGGTGGCAGCCATAGTAGTCCTAGGTGCCGAACCGATAAATTACATCGAAGCCGTGTAGCTAACTTGTAGAGTGTCCCCGTTATTAACGGCCCTAGCCGTAGCGAAGGTGCCCGCCGAGTAGAGCACGCCAGCGGTGCTCATAAGTGTATTGACAGCACCCGAGCCAAAGACGATGAAACCGCCTTGAACCGTACCGGCGGCCGTGATCGAGAAGCTGATATTAGCCGACAGCGCCTTGGAACCACCGGCCGCAGCACTCCACGCACACGTGCCGCGCGCGGCAAACGACGGAGCGTTGGTGCTCCCCGCTTCCAGCCAGCCGGCGTGCGAGGCCATAGTATCGCCCGCGGCCACAGCAGAGAAACTGACGGAACTGATGAGCCCCATAAAAGGACCGGTCACTGTGTAGGCACTGCCGGCTAGGTAAGTGTCCAAAGCAAAATTCTTGCCGATTGTAGCAACCACGTTATCAATGTGGTCACGCCACTTTTCGTTTCCGTCCGGCCCAATGCAGACGACATCGTACCTACCGTGGACTTTAACTGCGCCATTCATGCTCATTGCTTTCTGTGTCCTCGTGAGAAATAAGGAAAACACCAGCGGCCACCGCTAACGGTGGCACGTGCCCGCCGTATACCGCCGCGGTAGCGCGTACTGTGATAAGTCCCCAATTGCGGATTGGAGAAAGGCTTAGACGGCATCCCATACAGCCGGGCTAGCACGCCATCGAGGATGACATCGAACCAATGCATCCACAGCTCCGATGGAAACTCAATGTCGAGGCTGACCGGCTTCAGCGCCAGCAGCGCGCCGCCGGTTCGAGTCTGAGTAGAGACGGGATTATGGATATCCCGCAACACAGCAGGTGGGTAGACCCTGAGATCATATCCGGAGACACTCGTGCTAGAGGGAAGATTCGGCACGCCGTATGCAGGGCCTAGATCCAATATCCAGGCGACCAGCCAATCCTCGTCGAATGGGTTGAAGTCAACCGTATTTGCGCCGGGCCCCATCGTCCAGATGACTTCCGCGCGCCGCACAGTCGAGCGCAGGTAAAACTCCTCGATCGTATTCCATGTTTGGAGCGTGATCAGCGGGAGTGCGACCGCCGGCACGCCGGCCTGCACGTTGTCGTAGAGCCGCTGCAAATCCGGGCTAGGGCCGGTAGCAATCGTCAGATCATACGTCGGAGTTACCGTCGCTGCCATCAGCTCGCTACCTGTAGGAGCTGACTAGCGAATTTGTTCATCAGCGTGGTCGCACGCCCATCATCCGCGAAGGTGTCTTCACGTAGCTCTGACAACCCAACGACGTAATACTTAAAGGCTGGATAGACCATTGGATCGAGCGGAAACACCGTATTGGCGTCATAAGGCATCACATACTGAGGAACCGGATTGCGAAGTCCCATCGATAAAAATAGATCGGGCCGCTTACCCCGGGCCTGCAGCAGCGCGTCGTTAAACGCCGCGACTAGATCCTGATCGGAATAGCGCGTGACGCCGCCGGACAAGGGGACTACATCGTTGAGTATTCCCCTTGCCTCAGTCAGCAGGCCGCCGATTGTCAGCGCCACGCAAGTAACTCCCGATCAATTACCTCCTACGCAGGCGCAGGCTCGGAAGATGGAGGAGGCGTAGGTTCAGGCACAGGTTCAGGCACAGGTTCAAGCACAGGTTCAGGCACAGGTGTAAGCGCAGTACCTACAATAGGCGGCAGAGGCAGAGGCTCAGGATCCGGAAGAGTATCAGCCATAATTCGCAACTCCCGAATATGATCCTCAAGTGCCTCCGACGCAGTATTGATAGCCGTTTGGTCGCCAGCCCTCATCCCCGCATGCATAGCCAGTAGAGAGCCCTCAATATCATCCGCCAACTCGCCAATGATTCCCTTCATCGACATAACCTTCTTAGTCTCTGCCATGTTTACTCTCCTAGGTTAATCACCACTACTATAGTTACTAATCAGCCTTTGATAGCCCAAAGCTCGACAAGCGCGATGCCGTCGAGGATCTGAGCACCGAAGACCTGCAAACCACGCAACAGCGTACCGAAGGTCTGCTCCGACCGCAGCGTCTCGACCTTACTAATCTGAGACGCGAAAGTCAGTCCGTGCGGATGACCGGCAAAGATCGCCGTCGCCGTCGGGTCGACACCAGCCGTTCCCAGCGGCAGCAGATTCGACGCATATAGCGTGAACCGGTCGATCATGCCAAGCCGGCCGTTGCGCATCAGCGATACGCCATCGCCGGAGATGCTGGCATTGCGCAGATCGGACTTCTTAATCATACCAGCGAGCCACGCCGGAATGATCATCCAACGCCCAGTTTCCGGGATGTTCTGCTCATCTAACACACTTCCGGCATCTACAATAAAATCAAGGGCGTTAGACGGCGTCAGAGCAATCGGTGCGGCGGAGGCCCCCATATTGTAACCCGCAGTGATCTTACCCGCCGCCGCACCCACATTCGCAGCGGCGATTGTACCAAGCGGATTGGTCGGAGAACCGCCACCGGGTCCATTAACAGTAACACCGGTAGCGTACCCAGCCATACCAGCCAGCACCTGCGTATCGATCGTGATCTTGAGCTGCTCACTGGCGTCGTCCGCCCACATAGAAAGCAGGTTCATATCCGCCTGCAATTCCATGATGTCGTCGAGCACTTCGTTGAAGTAGAACGCGAAGTTAATTTGCAGCTCAACCGTGCTCGAAGACGGCCGATCGACCAGCAAATTCTGATCCAAGGTATAGGGCCTGATCGTAATGGTCGGCTTGGTCCTAATTTTGACCTTGTCGCCCATGTTGCGGATCTCGCCTTCGTAGTCGGTATTGGCAATAGCCGCCAATACCGTCGCGGAGTAAAACTTCTCAATGAGCTTACCAGACCAAATTTCCGGGACAAATGAACCAGTCGCCGGATTACCCGAGTAAGCTGGACTCGGGGCTAAGCTACTTGCGCCGCCGTATAAACTACCTGCGCCAGTTTCTGAAATAGGCATGTGAAGAGGACTCCCTCAGAGAGACGGTTACCGGACGCGTCCCTCCGCGGCTGCCGAGAATATGTCCGCCTCGATGCGGACCTTATCCGCCTCGCGCGCGTCATACTTCCCACTGGTGCAGTCACGGTAGAACGCACTGATTTCGCGGTTAGACCAAATACGTTTCTCTGTAGGAGCGCCGCCATTCCCAGGCGCCGGGCCGGAGAGCCGGCCAGGCGCAGCCATATCTTCCAGCGACGGCCGGGCCGCGACCTCTGTCGGAGGGGTCTGGCCAGGAGCCGCCGCAGGCTGGGTCACTGCGGTATGCTCTGCGATGAACGTCTTAAAGAAATTGCCCGTGCGAACCGCATCGCCACGGGCAAAGGCATCGTGGAGGAGCTGCATACGCAGCGCTCCAGCGAAGGGATCGACCTGGTTCAGCCAGGCAATAAATTCTGGATCGTCATTAGTCACGCGCCATTTGCCGGCGAGCGCGGGATCGGCGTCGAGCGCGTTCATGACGCGCTGCTGCCCGTTCTCAGTCCGGATCTCAGTCTGACCGCCGCGCACCTGCGTAAGCTCGTCTTCGAGCTTCTTAATCCGTGGCTGAAACTCCGCGGCCGCCCAGCGGCGCACGGCCTGGATGAGATCGTCGCCATACGCCTCGACATCTTCCTTGGGCGCAGCCCAATCATGCGGAGTGTCGGCGGCCGGCGCCGGCTCGCGCGGCGTCTGCGTCTGCATGTTCGCGATGAGATTTCGCAACGATGTAAGCTCACCGCGGAGCGCGGGCAGTTCAGCATCGTATTTGCCCTGCAGCGTACGATAGCGCTGCTCCCACTCGTCGGACGGCGCGGGCGGTGCAGACGGCTCAACTACTGTAGTAGCTGCATCGGCCGACGGGGTTTGGTCATCGCCATCCGCCGGCGCCGGCCCGTCTACATTGGCAAACCCCAACTCGCGGGCGATCTCATCGGCATGCTCCGACTGCCGCCGAACTGCGGCAGGGATATGATTCTGGTATTTGTCGTTGTCATCAAGAGGCATAGGACTGTTCCTGCGATTCCCGAGGTCCTGGCAGTCCTGGCTTCTTCACCCGCACACCCATTGTCGCCGACTCAAAGGCAACGGATATGTCACGTAGAGCACGCGCGTACCCACAAGCGTCAGCGGGATTCCCATGCTGAGACTCCAACGCTATGTTCATCTTCGTGCGCGCCTGCTCGAGCACGGCCTCGCGTATGTGCTTCCAGTCGGAATTCATCCCGAGCCGGCGCATAGCCTCAATAGCCGGAGTTCCAAGATTAAGGCTCATTCAGTATCCCCAGCCATGTTGTACTGGGTGCCGGGCCCGCCTGGCGAGCTCATCTTCCCTGGCCCAAGGCCGCCCTCACGGATATGCGAGCGCATGGGATTAGCACCACCACCACGGATCATGTTCGCGCCGGCATGCGCCGTCGGGTCGATACCGGCCGTCTGACCGCCCAAAAGGGGAGGGGCCTTCTTCCCGTAGTGTCCGAGGCTGTGCATGGCCGGGTCGCCGCCGCCAAGCGCGGTAGAGCCAGCGCCACGCGTCCCGACGATGTTTCCGAGGTGCTGCGCATGGCCGGGCTTACCGACGCTGTGCGCGATCGCGGAGATGCCCTTCGGGGCCCCAATCGGCGTCTTGCTGCTGCCAACGATAGGGCTGACCGGCGCCGGCCCCATGTCGGGCACTCCAGGGAGATAAGCCATATTCACAGATCCTTAAACAACATAGCCCGAACAGCGCAGTCCTTTGCTTCAAGCAGTTTACGTAGCGCTGCCGTGCTCTCCGGATTTTGTGGTAAGCCCTCCAGATTATTTGCTAAGTCGCTAAATAGCTTACTCACTATCTGAAGATGCTCAGGCAAGTGATCGTAAGCAAAAAACTGCAGTAGATAATGTCCTCTCATGTTCAGACCCCGCCTACCGCCCAGTCAGTACCCGAGCGCTTTTTATCGCGCATCGGGTTGAAGTCGGGCGACAGATTGACCTTTGAACTCTTGGGATAAGACCGCGAACTCCCGGTCGGCCCACCGCCGTCGCCGGAGCCGCCACCCTTGATCATCTCGCCAGCCTTGCTGGAGAGCGCCTTATCGTGGCCGATCTCACCAGTCTTATTGCCGTACTCAGTACGCTGTGCTGTTTCCTTAGACATTAGACGATACTCCTGGGTTACCTTGCTGGAACGAATTGACGGGCAACGCCTGATCGGCGAGCCGTGTTGGCGTGGGCGTTGGCGCCTGATTTCCGGCCGCTTGTGCACCCGGTGATTTAGCCGGCTGACCCGGCTGGCCCGATTGACCTTGAGCCGGCCCGTGAACCACCTGAGCGACAGCCTGGGCAGCCTGCATCTGCTGCTGGGCCTTGACCATCTGCGCCAAAGCCTCATCATCGGGAACAACATCATCCGGAAGGCCGAGATTCTGCGACACCGCTCTAAGAACCTTGCCCCGCCCTGGAACCCCGATAATAGGCGCGTCAATTGGATTGGCCGTAATCTGTAGGAACTGTAGTTGCTTCTGGCGCTCAGTCTCTTTCTGCAGCGCGACGTTGACGCCGTTAACCTCGATCTCCTCCTCGCCAGTCAGCAGGCCGGTCGTATCGGTCAGCATGATCATGTCGTAGAGGCCGGACAGGCTCGGCTCCATCACGTCGAGATCGACATTGGCCGCGACCGTCTGAAGGACCTTCGACGAATTGCCCATCAGCATGGACAGTCCGGATGCCGTACGCCCGGCGCCGCCCGACATCGCTTCCCCAGTAACGTATCTCGGAATCGCCGAGATATCATCGGCCATGCCACTGAGCGCGGTATAAACCGTAAGAAGCTCTTGTGCGTTGCTCTGCGGTTGGAAAAACGTCACCGGCTCGCGCTGACTACCCATAGGATCATCAAGGACATGCCAACGCTTCCACGGATAAAGCTCGTCACCGTTCTCGGTCGGCGCCAATCGCTCGTCATTGATGACCACCTGCGGACCTGAAGAAATAGCCAGGTTATTCACCAATGCACGCAGCGTTGCGTTAGCGCTTTCCTGTATATCCTCGAGGATATCAGGAAGGCCATGCCCCGCCACGGTGCCGGGCACCTTCTCGAAACTGGTAAGATAGTAGGGATGCCGCTTACGAGGATTGGGGTTTATCTGGGTCTTAAGTGTGTGACGCCCAACCACCCAGGTCTGCACCGCGTAATCCCGATCCGGATCGGGGATTTGTTTAGAGTCCACCCCGTTATCCAGTAGCAATCTACCGTACACGTTCCCATGATACTCAACTGCCTCGATCATATGCGACTGGTTATAGTTCGGGTCCTCACGCCCCTCATTGAGCGCTTCCTCAGTGTCGATCGCGTCGAGCCAATCACGCAGCCCATTGTCGTAATCCTGTATGGCGGCGCGAACCGCGCTCTCGTCGTACCCCGGTAAACCAAGCAAGTCATTCAAGTTGGTGCGCGTCATCCGCATACGTTCGATGACCTCGGCGTCCTCAATACACGTCACGCCAGGCGACCAATAGATATTGAACGGATTGACCCGTGCCCAAAACATCTGAGGTTTCTTCTGGAGGATCGGCCGGCCCCCGACCCAAGTAAGCTTGGGCGCCATCCTAACGATAGGGCCTTTAATGCACGCGAACGGAAACAGCGGCAGATCAACCAAAAACTGCGCGAGGGCGTCATAGAACCCACCGTCGTGCAGAATATCCTGGATCTTATCGGCGACATTCTTTGCTTGGACGCCCGCGGTGCGCAGCGCAGCTTGCTGTGCCGCATGCATCAGGCTCGAAAACCTGGCGTGCACCTGATCCATAATGACCGGTTGCCCGGCCTGCTGTAACCCCATGACCTCGGACGACAGCAACTGGACGATGTTGGCCTTAATCTCGGGCGGCACTGGCGGGTCGGGCTGCGGCGTGATATCCCACGGCCGATCGGCGCCCATATACACGTCACGCAAAAGACTCGTGGCGCCGCGGCACTTGACTGCGACCAGGCGCGAATAAACCTGCGAGCCGCCGAACCGCAATATAGCGGCGAGCTTATCCGGGTCGTATTTACCCTCGAACATCCTTTGAGCACGTAACAACCGCCAATTCAGCGGGTTGTTGCCTTGGTTCCGGTGGTTGCGGAACATCATCCACCGAATGCGCACGTAAGCGCCCAGATCCGTCGCAGGATCAGACCGGCCCGGCCGATTCTGCGCGGATGCCGCCGCGAGCCTGGCGCGGTCCTGCTCGTCGAGCTGGGCAGGGCTGACCACGCGGAGCAGGCCACCGGCCCGGCTCGACGCCGGAGGTGTGGACGAGCTGACGCCTGGAATCGCCTGCGGCATCTACCTTTCCTAAACTACAGTTCCTATAGTTATATATGCCGATGCGTAAAATCAACAGTGTTGTGAGATAGACCCCCATGGACGACACCGATGAACTTCTCAGGATGCCAGCCGCGCCCGAGCTCGACCCCCGATTACGCATACCGTTGCTGCATGACCTTGCCTACGGGCTGCACGAGCCCGAAGACCTAGGCCGGCGTTATGGTCTAGGTGGAATAGAGGGCCTCAAGAGATTCTTGCACGACAACCCCGAGTTCAAGAAAGAGGCCCAAACACTTCGCGCCTTGAAATCAAGCGATGTGAGTGTGCCCGAACTCGGAAGGACTATGGCGGGTCACGCCAGCATAGAGCTCGTCCCGGACATGGCCGGGATAGCTGCGGACCCCAAACACTCAGCCGCCGTGCGCATCGACGCATTCAAGCAACTCAACCGCATGGCTGGAATAGACGGCGTAGCTGTTGCTAATAGAAACAGCGAGGCCGCCGCCGGAACGCAGTTCAACCTAGTCATAAACATGCCAGACGGCAAAACTGAGCGGCTCACTACTGTAGTGGAAGCACCAACCGCCGCGCTGCCAGCGCCCGACGATTCAAAAGAATAATTATGTACGGACGAAATTATACTCCGCCGCCCACGGTCGGACGGTTCATGCTCGATAACGAACATTTAGTACGGGTGCTTGTCGGACCGGTCGGTTCTGGTAAGTCGATGGGCTCTATCATAGAAATCATGCGCCGGTCTACCCAACAAACCCCCTACAACGAAATAAGATACACCCGCTGGGCTTTAATAAGAAACACGTTGCAACAATTAAAACAAACTGTTCTCTCAGATATCCAACAATATTTTGGGTCGATCATACATTATTTCGTTTCAGATAGCACAATCCAAATCAGGCTTCGACTACCCGATGGAACGCGTATTCATTCAGATTGGTTGCTATTACCACTAGACACCAAAGAAGACGTACGAAAACTACTATCCATGCAGCTCACCGGAGCATGGATCAACGAGCTCCGCGAGATCCCAATAGAAATCATACCTCGATTAATTCGCCGATTAGGACGCTACCCCAGCAAAGAGATGGGCGGCCCGAGCTGGTACGGGCTCATCGGCGACACGAACCCGTGGGATACCGACAGCCCCTATCACGATCGCCTAGTCCTAAATCCGGACCCGAAATGGGCGCTATACCATCAACCGTCGGGCGTCGGTCCTTACGCCGAGAACGTCGAGAACCTACCGCCGGGATATTACGAAACCGTCAGTAGCGAACATGATATCGACGAATACCAAGTTTATGTAGAAAGCCAATGGGGAACCTCGAACGCCGGCCAAGCAGTGTTCCGGAAGTCCTTCCACGCACCGACCCACGTCAAAGACATGAAACTAATCGTGAACCCGAACCGGCCGCTCATGGTCGGACTGGATTTCGGCCGGACCCCCTGTGCGCTGATAGGCCAGATCGACAACTACGGCCGGGCGATCATCATGAAGGAGGTCGTCACCGAGGGGATGGGCTTGCTCCAAATGGTCGACGATCATCTCAAGCCAGTCCTAATGTCCGAGCCGTTCGCCGGCCGAAGGATTTTCATAGTCGGCGATCCTGCCGGACGACAGAGGTCACAAGTTACCGAAGAAACCCCATTCGACGTGCTTAAAGACGAAGGGTTGCTGGCTTACCCTGCCAGCACGAACAATATCGACAATAGACTATTAGCAGTTGAAAGACTATTCACGAAGCAGATCTCGGGCGAGCCGGCAATACAGATCAACCGCGAAGGCTGCCCTATCCTAATTCAGTCTCTAGGCAACAAATACCGTTACCGTAAAAAGCGCGACGGGCAATTCGAGGACACCCCCGAGAAGCTTCACCCATGGTCAGATATTTGCGATGCGCTCCAGTATTTCTGCCTAGGCGCCCAGATGGGCCTAGTCGGAAGAGTTCTCCTGCGGGATCGCGCACGGAGCACAGACCCCAAAGACCGCATCCCCGCGGCCGGCTGGACTTAAGGAGTTCTCGCGAAGGAATGGCCCCGCCCGACCCTTCGGTGGCCGATTATCGATCAAGTTCCCCGTCTCGATACAGTCAGCCAAGATCCCAAGGCAGGCCCGTGCCAACCCGAGATGGTGCGTCGGCCGCTCGGTAATCTCCGGATCATATTCTTCACCGTCGAGGTAGCACTGTATGTGCCGCATAGCCGCGCCGATGTACGTCATAGCCTCGACCGACTTCTCACGCCAGTTATAGGGGCCATACTTCCTAGCCCCCTCGGCAAACGCCAGCGCCTCATAAAGCACGCCGGCAGATGGAACGAGATGCACCGGGACCTTCAGGTCGCCATAGCGCTGCTTCGGATTCGGTGAATTGACCGCATGCCGCGGCACTCGACGCAACCCCACACCCTCAGCGAATGCCTTGGGATTACAGACAGCGCAGTGCTCATGTATAAGACAGCTGCACTGAATCATATCCAAAACGCCTCCGCGACGATCAATACGATCATGAGCACCACACGAATGATCTCAATCATGATTTACCCTCTTCACCTCGTAAACTCGTACAGTCGCGATGATTGCACGTATGCGCCAGGGCGTCGCCTAGTGCCATCTGCAGCACGAGAAGCTCAGAGCTAGACGCGCCTTCTGCCTTGATCGACTGCCCGCAAACATGAACGAAGAACCAGACAGTGCGCAACTGCCTATGCAGCATGAACTCGTAATGCGCAACGACTAGCCATTTCATTTCGCGCAGCTTATCGAGCGTGCTGTCGAGGAATTGATCCATTACCACCTCCCGATGTAATGACCGCCGCCACCGAACAGGGCCAGAAGCACAATCACCACAATAACCAGCCAGATCAGATTACCGCCGCCGAACCCAGGCCCGCTGCGACTGGAATACCAGTACCCACCGCCACCAAAGAGGACGAGCAGCACAACGATGATGAGAACCAGTTCCATGCCTACCTCCTATAGTCATGCTCGTGCTGCTCGCGTTCGTGCTCGTACTCGTGAAGCCGGACCGGCGGACGCCATTCGTGGCGCTCACGCCACTCCTGCTCGTGCCGCTCCTGTCGTGGCTGGCCGCATGCCCACGACCACCCTGTCCACCGGCAATCCGCCTGGGCCGGTGCTGCGAGCACGCCCAGCACCAGCATGGCCGACGCTGGTGCAAGAAAAACTGTTCTTATCATAGCATTTCACTTTCCGTTTGGTTGCACTGGAACGACTGCCGGTGAAACTACTGTAGGCACCGAAGCGCCGCGGTTTTCCATTACCGTAAAAATGGCCATGCCAAGGGCAACGACGAACATTGCCGCCGCCATCAGCCGGGCCGTATTGTCTGTTGCGCCCTTGTGGGTCGACTCAGAGCTGGTTATCCTCTCTTTAATGTCACTCACCTGGGCAGCCAGCGCCCCCGTTATGGTGGTGGTTTGCGTATTGAGAGCCTCGATCTGCTTCGTGAAATTCTGCTCACTTTTCTCCGCCGCAGCGGAGTTTGATTTGTTCTGGGCATCGACCAGGTTCTGTGCAGCGCGCAACGCCGCCTCTAAAGCGGTCTTACCCTCGATCTTGCTCTCCGCAAAACGAACTTCGATCCCTTTAAACTTCTCTTCGTGCACCTTCTCAATCCGCGTCATCTCGCTGATGAGGTATTCCCGCAGCGACGACATTTCGCGCCGCGCGTTGTCCTGCCCACGATTAAACTGTTCCGTAGTTAGGAGCGACGGGTCCGGGATCGGAATATTGAGACCGAGTCGCTGATCGCTCATCGCCTGTAACAACTACGATAACGCTAGTTGCATCCCGAGGGCATATAGCCCACTATCGACATGGATGCAACCAATTTTTGACGGAAAGTGCCGGTGCTAGTTTAAGGTCTTGACCGGCAATCGGACCAAGGTGTCATAATATCCCAGACAACGAATGCAATACGCACGCTTTGCCGAACCAGGCATGACCGTGCAGGACCGGGACGAGTAAAAGAAAATAAAAGATCTTGACCATCGACTGGGAGAGCGCCGAGAGCAACTGCCCGACCCCTCTCAGAGTCTCGGCGTCGCCATACTTCGCAACACCCGCATCAAGTGTAGACAGTGCCCCAGTGGCCACGAGCACAATGCGCTCCAGCGCCGATCGAACGCTGGCAATGGTATCGACGGGGAAGCTTACCGTAACCGTACGACTGCCGGACGGTTCTACCATATCCGCAGCTATGGCTTTCTCGGCGCGGAGTTGCAACGATAGATCGACTGGCACCCCAACTCTCCTTGTTAACCATTCCACCAAAGGAAGACACCACACATATAACCCCTAACGATAGTAAGCAAGGGGGTATATCGGTTAATTCACCCTGTGGCTATAAACCTTCCTAAGTTTTCGGTTCGTGTGTCTTTTTTCGGGCCTCTTTGCGAGCCTGCTGCCTCGCAAACTCATCCTTCTGCCTCGCAGGCTCGTGCAGTCGCGATCGAACTATACTAGCCTCTTGCCGTTTTGCGTTAGCGACAACATCCAGTAAGTCTTTGGATGGTATAATAAAACGTCGCCTAATAACACTATTGCGACGCTGCACATTACCTGGCTCGGTGTCGACCGCCAAAGTAATATACCCTTCGGCCAGCCTGCTGTTGAGCGCCGCGTCGACCGCAGCTATCGACCCCTTGATAGCCGCCGCGACGTCTTTACGTGGCGGGAACGGCTTATGCTGTTTGTGCAACTCGACAATCAGCGCCAGCATATGCGCGGCCTTATCGGCCGGACGCAGGTTGCCATTGTCTGCTTTTAGCATCTCAATGATTGCATCAACTACAAACGGCGAAACCTCCGGTAGGTCCTGGTCGGCCATATCTTTCCTCACGTATCCAAGCCCTCTTGGAATGCGGCGAAGATATGAATACGAACTCTATTTGTCAATCAGGAATCAAATAAATACACGATCTATAGTTAATAAGTGTGAACTACCTCACACGGGAGGTCGACTGACCGATCAGTAACAATGGGCTTCAGATTGAGAACCTGAACCTCGCCGCCGCATCCGGTGTCGTACTGTATGGCGATAAGGACGGCCTCGACCGCCCCCGCGCCCATCGCACACGCACCCATAGCGATCTCCCGGCCGGACCCCTCACAGATAAAATCGGCCTCAATCGGGAAGAATGTCCCGCGGTGATCGACGAGCCAGGTGCTGGCCGCATGCCCGCCGGTGCTGGGGTGCACGACTATGGCCGAAAAACATCCCGGCTCAGTCTTCGGATCGAATTCGCTACCGCACGAGCTTGCGATGGGCGCGGGAAAGCCCCCATCAAAACGCTGATCACAAAGCCAGCGCTCGAATCGTTTCGCAGCTCCGTGCTCACCGCTGGCGCCGGCGATTAAACCATAGGGCGCGCGGAATATCTTCGAGACACTGCCACGCACAATGCCATTGTCGGTGATCCGCGAATCGCTCGCCATCACACCGTCGCGGTAGACGATAATGGTCATGATTTTGGGCCCCTAGCGCTCGACGGTAATGATCCCAGCCTGCTCTGCCTCATCCAAGGAGAACAAGTCATTGCTTCCAGACCGGTGTATGTAAGGCAGGCTGAATACCCAAAATACCTCTAATCCATCTGACATAGTGACCTTGACCTGCTCGCCGGCTATCCGTTTTACCGTCGCAGAAAACTGTTCCATCCTGTTACTCTTTTACCTCCACATTTGAGATTTCGAAGCGCCCGTGGCTTAAACCCGGCTGAGCGCTGGGCGGCGGGTCGACCCGTTCGCCGGGGCCGTGCTGGTGTATCGACCCATCGCGGATGAAGAAGGAGACACCCAGGGAGTTAGCCAGCTTGGCGGCGACGGGTCTTAGCTGTTCGACGTCCATCATTTTATCTCCCGCCAGCACCAGCGCGGCCTACGCTGGTGCATCCACCGTAGTTTGTGATAGGGCGGCCCAAGCACGATCGCCCGGCCACACTGCGCCATACGCAGGGACTTTTTGATGCCGAGCGGTGGCAGGTGACGGTTGCCGCGTTTTCGGTGCTTTGTCAGCGCCTCGACGAAGAGGCGGACAAATTCGCGCGCTGCATGCGGTTGCCGCCGCCAGCGATCGGTATCCATGAAGGGGCCCCCAGCCTAAATGATAGGCTTAGCGTAGACATCGACGCGCATATGCTTATGGGCGTGTTCGGCGTTCGGATTAGTTGCCTTCAGCTTCGCATCCTCTAATTGACGTGCGAGCACCGTCTTGGCACGCCGCATTGTGTATTGTTCCGGTGTTTCCGGCTGCGCCGTTTCATCTGCCATCATTTTATCTCCCACCAGCACCAGCGTAGGCCGCGCTGGTGCATCCACCATGGTTTGTAAGGGCCGCTCCCCCCAGCGTAAAACTGAGGAAAGCGGCCCGCTGATCGGTCTTACAGCTTACCCGAAAGTAATGTTTCCGTTCCCATTGCCGTTCCCATTGCCGTTGCCGTTGCTGGTCCCGCCGTTACCGAGGCCGTCTCCAATGCCGTTGAACATATCCACGAAATCGGAGAACCAGTCAGCCTTGCTAGGCACGGCGAACGACATGATTAGGACCAGGATCAGTGCACTCATAGTAAGTGTTTTCGTCATTTAGTTTCCCTTAGAGCTGCCGAGACGCCGCTCGGCGCGGTGCAGCTATCTACCATAGTTGACATAAATATGGCAATGGTATTTTTTGGTGCCGTCCATATGGGAGCTTCACCACGCGGCCGCCACCCCGACCCCCCCGTCTGGCCATGTCCTCCCCCCGGTCCCACCCGTAGTCCACTGCACCACTAAATCTATCACTACAGTAGTCGAAAAAACATCCATCCAGTAGTGTAACCTAACGGAGTAAACCCCAATGACAGCCAATACCACAAATCACGTATCACGCGTCTCGCGCGTATCGGATGTGGTCACTGCCAGCTTCGCAGCAGTCTCCACAAAGGACCAAGATCGTCGCGACGCGAAAGACGTTCTGACTGTAGCGGCTGACGACGCAGTCAATACACGTGAAGGCCAGCTTGTGACACTGGCAAATATCAGTGCCAGGGAACGCTGGGAGCTGATCGATATCGAGAGCGGTGTTGACGCCGCGCTCAAAACGCGCAACGGCAAAGACACTGCAATAAATACATTCGCCGGTGAAATCAAGCGCGCTTGCCACCCTAATGCATGCAATTATGTGTCTTCGATGCAGGAACTCGCGCAAAACGTGTGGGATGCGGAACTCGCGACCGAGGATAAATCCGCGCCAAGACCGCTGCGCACCGCGTTCGCTAGGCGCTACCATATGCTCCAACGGATGATCAGCCAGTGCATCGATACCAAACGTCCCCTAGAAACCCCTGCGGAGGTCGCTGAGTGGGCTATTTCGCTCGACCCGGCGAAAGACCCCTCCAAGGCGTTCAAGCGCCGTACGGCCCTCCTAGCGCAAATCAGAGCCATGTCGGACGAATTCCCGCATATCGAGCAGCTGCGTGCGTGCTGCGAAGAGCTTAGTACACTCACGATAGGGGATTTTAAGAACGAGCAGCCTAAGTCAGTTGTCAAACAAACTAGTGTACGAAAGAGCCCATCGGCGCCTGAAACTATCGACGCAATAGAGGAAATAACCCCTGCTATGGGCGTAAGTGATCTTCTAGACGAAGCATTGCGGGATATCGAAGCGGCATAACTGGTCTATCGAGCGGAGATTAAACCCTGCGGGGAATATCCTGCAGGGTTTCTCATATTCACGGTTCTTTACACTAATTTGAGGATACAAAACCTAGGCTTTCTGCGGCGATTAAGGGTTCCATTCCCGACAAAAACACCGTTTGGGAACGAAACGGGCGCGAAACAATCGACGAAAGCCGCAGAAATCCTAGCTTTTTTCTTTCATTCCTTTCATTCCTTTCATTCCCAATAAAAAATAAGAGATACGTAAGAGTTTTTGATTTTCACGCATTGGCGTCGTGGCGTCTACGCGTCTCTAGGGTAAAAGTTTTGGGAATAAAGGAACAAATAGCAATATCAATGACTTACAAGTTTTTCATTCCCGGAGTGAATTTGGGAATGAAACACATTTTCAACTGTAACGATCATATAACTACACGGAAAAAGCCAATAAATTGCATAGTCTCGGCCCAAAGATACCCTAAACCGACCCCAAACTGACCTAAGGACCAAACTGACCTAAGGACCAAACTGACCCTAATCTGACCCCAATCAGCCCCAAACATACCCCAAACTGACCCTTGGCCCAGATTGGCCCATCGGCCCAAACATACCCCAAAGATACCCCAAACTGACCCTTGACTAAAAACCATCGTAGCTATATTTATAGGAACACCCTCTTACAGCGGTTCAAGCTACAATGCGAAACCAAGTTTTCAAATTCACGATGCCTTATGACGCCTATCGTATGCTGCGGGTCGAGGCGCAGCGAACCGGCCGCGCTATGACTGAGGTACTGCGTGGCTGGATCGCGAACTATCTCGATGGTAGGGGGTACTCTGAACTCAACTCAGAGTTGCAGCCATCTAAACCTACTACTATAGTAGAAAATAGCTCTGAGCCCATTAGGCTAGAGGTGCGCATACCGACCACGGACGAAATGCAGCAGTTTGCTCCACATTTCGATTGGTCTGCCCCCAAAGCGGACTGGTCGAAAGCTCAATACAACGCTTTCTTTGACAAGCGCGATGAACTCAATGGGGAGTTGCAGGCATGAACCAATCACCAAGCGTTCCCATACCCTACAGCGTAATGCCATATGATCTCGCTCGATCGACCGTCGCGGCGGCGTCTCAGTCCGACCGCATGAATGCGCGAATGGGCGAATTATACGGTGAGGCCCTGAGCACCGCGCAGGTCGATTACCTATTCGCCGTGAAATCACTGGCGATGTTTCACCAATTCGGTGCCAGCGCGTTTCACTGCGCCCTGCAGAGACCTGGGTTTCCGTCGGGTAATCACGAGATCTAAATAGGGAGAACGAAATATGCGCCACCCTTTCACGCCTACGAACATCGATGACGCGTTTGTCGCCGGCTGGAACCAGGGCCGTGGATTGACGGGAGACAGTTTTATGGCGCCAGAGCGCGGAACTGCTTTGCACATCGCCCGTGAATTCGAGCGCGGCGTGTCCGAGGGATATGAATTCCAGCAAAACATGGACAATCGCGACATGGTGCTGACTGTGCGCGGGTGGGAACGCAGACCATGAAACAAGACGTTCAACCAACCAAAGAGGACCCAATGACAATCAAACGCTGGCATATCCACATCGAGCCTGGTACTGGTGGCAATCCACTAGACTTAAAATCAGTGGACGCAGACTTCGACGAAATCCATGAAGCAGGCGCTATCGTCGAAGGCGGCCCCGACTGGTCTAATCCAGGCTACGAAATCACCATAACTTACAACGATCCGTGTGGGATCCGTGCGTGGAACGAAACTCAGATCGTAGTTGACCGCCTGCTCGGGGTCCGTCGATGAATACGCTCAGTACGATCTTCGCGTTCATCATACTCATAGTAGCGGCTATGCTACTCGGAGCCATCCTCGCCTATCAGGTAGGCGTGATCTTATAAATCACTACTGTAGTAGAACCAAAGGCAACCGCACGAGTTTACGAGGATCAAATCACATGGTAGCACTCAGCGTACCCACACTAGAAGACTTTGAGGAAGACGCCGAAGATGCGTTCAAGCGACTGCTAGCGTTCGACTTCGATACCATAGTCAAAACACTGCAGGGGCTTCGCGAGTTGTCACCGCCAGCTAGGAAAAAGCTCCTAGCGTCGAAGACTTACCTCGATTGGCTTATCGCAAATAAGCACGAGCTGATCGCGCGTTTGACCTAAAAACTACTGTAGTAGTAGAACGAGGATCAAATCACATGGTACCCACAACAGCAGACTTCGAGACAGACGCCGAAAGCGCGTTCAAGCGACTGCTCACGTTCGACTTCGATACCATAGTCAAAACGCTCCTAGTAGTGCTTCGCGCGCCGGCGGTGGTCAAACAGCTTGCGGTGCTCCCAGCTTACACAGATTGGCTTACTACGTACAGCGACAAGCTGGTTGCTCGGCATAGCCGCTCAAAACCCTAAAACCAAAGGACCAAACATGCTATCTCCAGATATACAACGCGACATCGAAGCGCTCTTCAAAGAGAAACAGAAAGCCACACAAATAGTGAGAGTTGCTGTTCACGCCCTTAAGGCGATTGCGGCGAAGCATCCTGATACTGCGGTGATGGTAGAGAGCACACTCATCGCGATCGAAAACATTCAAAAACTATAACTACTGTAGTAGAGAGGACCTATCAAGATGGATCTGAAATCAGCTAGCGAAGTCATCCTGCGCACGCAGCTCGCATCACTCCAGCACAACACCCGCGCCAATGCCCTCCTATTGGAAAGCGGGCCCGGCATCGGTAAATCGGATACCGTGTTCCAGACCGCTGCGAAGTTGGCGCGCAGCGTCAACAAGCCCGTCGGCCTCGTGCAGTTCATGCTGGCGACCATATCGTCGGTCGACGTGCGGGGATTTATGCTGCCGGTCAAGGGCGCCAGCTCGCTCGATACGATATTCAGTACCCCGCCGTGGTATCCTGCTAAGTCAAATACGCATGTGGTCGAGCCCAACGGTATTTGGCATAAGCCTGGTGAGCTGCGAACAGCCACCGGGAAGCCGTGGCAGGAGCAGCCTCCTTTCATAGAAGGCGTAGCGAGGGGTCCTAGCACATGGGATGGTGAGGTTCCTGATGTCGGTATCCTCTTCCTCGATGAGTTCGGGCAGGCCGAGGACGACGTGAAGAAAGCTGCCGCTGAGCTGCTATACAAGGGCGCGGTCGGCACGACTGAGCTACCAGTAGGCTGGCGTGTGATCGCCGCTCAAAACCGTATGAGTGATCGGTCGGGTGTCCTACGCGAACTCATGTTTTTGGTGAACCGGAGATGTAGGCTGTCGATCGATGCCTCACTGCCAGCTTGGTTAGAATGGGCCAATAAACAGACCATTCCACCGCACTATCTGACCATCTCATTCGCGCAGCAGCACCCGGGCATCGTGTTCCGGGAGAGCGTGCCCGAGGGCACCGATCCGTTCTGCACGCCCAGAACGCTATGTCTGCTCGATAAAGACCTGAGCGCGCTCAGATCAGAAGAGGATATCTCTCATGATAGGCTCCCCTTCGATCCGATCGCGCGTGAGGTTGCGTCGGGGTGGATCGGCCCCGGCGCGGGTGCGCAGTTCTTCACGCATCTAAAATACTCGGATGAAATCCCGCTCATAGCGGACATCGAGAATGATCCGGCTAGGGCCAAACTTCCCGAGGCAAAGGACGCCCAGATGGTCTGCGCGTATATGCTGGCACATAACATAACCGAAGCCAACGCGCAGCAGATCATGGCCTATATCAATAGGCTGGTGGTCGAGATGCAGGTGTTATCAGTGGCGGCCATATCTGCGGTCGAGAACCGTGCGAAACTTATAGTTTCTGAACCTGCGTACGTCCAATGGCTCATGAAGAACAAGGAACTTTTGGTAGCGAGCCGGGAATGATGAAAACGCAGGGTGTAAAAATTGAGCGGGTATTTGATAAGAATAACGATATAGTCGAATACAGAGCAACTCATCCAGCTATAAGGGATACCGCAAGAGTGCCTCGCGCTTGGGCCGAAGACCAAGTGCTTCGTGGTAAAGCCTACTATGTAGATATTGGGAGGAAACCATATCCATGACGGAAAAAGAACAAACGCACGCTTGGTATGAATTTGCGGAACTTAATCGGCTGCTTCTCGCAGGCGATTATCAAGCATACCGGAAGAAGTGTATCGAGCTTGGTATAATAGTTGTATCACGCGACGAAAAATTAGTTGACGATAAGGACGAAAACAAATGATGACCTGCGCCAAATGCGGTTATAAATTCCTAGTAGTCGCGCACATGTGTGACGAGGACCTTGATCCCGACGGTCTCTATTGCAGCCAATGCTTCGAGGCCCTGGAGTGTGAACGGGACCATGGACTGTGCTGCGTGACCCATGTGTATGTGAACCAGAAGCCGAGCCTAGCACAACGCGTAAGGCGCTGCGTCGCGAGGGTGTTCAGACCACTAGCCGAAGACTAGCTGCTTCCCAGGGAGCGCAGCGCAGAGACCCGTCGATACGGCGGGTCTTCACGGTACGCTCTACCCTAAAATCCACCACTACTGTAGTAGAAAGGTAACCCAATGGACGGAAACTTCACAGTAACCCAAGATGATATGCTGCAGGCAGTGCGCGAAAGTGCACTCTTAGCAAACGTGACAATAGGCATGTTCAACGCCGAGCGATCGGATCGAACCATGTTAGAGAAGGTCAAACAAGACGCCAACGCAACCGGCGATGTCGGGCGGTTCGTCAAGAACATCATGGCGGGTGCTGACGACAAACTCAAGAACACCCGTAATGCTTTTGCGAAGGTGCGCACCCTGCATTACAGCCTGACGCTACCGTGGGTATCCGATCCGCACGCCGAGCGCCAGACCGGGCCGAGGCTGCTCCCACACCTGCTGCTCGACAAATACCTCGGCGCCCTATCTGGGCAAAAGCGCGTCGCGATGGGGCTACTGGATGAGTTTCTCGTCGAGTATCCCGTGCTGGTCAGCCAGGCCAAAACGAACCTCGGCCTGATGGCGGATGCGGATTACCCGGGAGTTGACGACATCCGTCGTCAGTTCCGGATCCACTTCGACTTCGAGCCAATACCCGCCGGTGCGGCGTTCAAGGGGTTAGACGCGCATGTGATGGAGCGGCTGACCAAATCCCTCCAAGCGCGTCAGGCCAGGATGGTCGAGAGCGCCTCGCAGGCTATGTGGGACGAGGTTAGGACTCGGGTCGAGCATATCGTCGAGCGCTTGGAAGGGAGCGCGACCGACCTGGGAGATAAGGGGGACATGACGAACGCGACTGGGAAGATAACAACACGTTTTAAGAAGTCTACGATCGAGAATGTACGCGAGCTGGCCGTGTTACTCCCGGGGTGGAACCTGGCCGGCGCGCCGGAGGTAACGCGCGTCGTCGAGGACATTAAGACCATGCTCGACGGCGTGGACGCCGAGACCTTGCGTAAGGACGCTGGCGCGCGTGCTAGCGTGCTGGCCCAAGCCAAAGGTATCGTGGAGAGGATCAGATCATGAGTGTTGATGAAGTAATCTTCTATGAGACTGAGCAATACTCCCTTGATAGGGATTGCCCCGGACAATACAAGCTAATCCGCAAAAGTGATGGCAAATCTCGCTCTTTCCAAGGTGAAGACGCGACCTTCGTAAACCATAGTATGTGCGCCATCTATCGAGCCTATCCGCTGCAGGTCGACCGCAACAAGATCTTCGACGTATTTTGCAGCATATTTGACCATATCCTAGAGTAGGAAAGCTAATGAGCAATATGCAGAATAGTGGGTTACCCCTCAAGGTAACCCTAACACCTGATCAAAAACAAATGATGGAGATCGCGCGCGTTGGGTTCATGAACGCGTGCCCATTCTTCTGCTATTATTTTTATAGCGAGATGGAGGAATATCCGACTGCAGCGATTCCGTCGGCGGCCACCGATGGTAGGCGCGTATACTACAACCCGGATTACCTCCAGACCCTAAAAGGCCCGGAGCGGGTGTTTGTGCTGGCGCACGAGGTCTACCACGCGATCCAGAGGCACCCATCCCGCATGAAGCACTACAGTAGTGTAGGAAAGCTGAGAAACCTCGACTGGGACCAGGAGCTCTTTAACGTCTGCGCGGACTATATCATCAACGCAGATTTAGTAGCCAGCAACATCGGGATGTGCAATCCAGCGTGGCTGTACGATCCCCAGGTATCGGGCAAGGATCTGGTCGAGGATCTCTATGAGAAATATTTTGTACCGCCGCCGCCTAATGGTGGTCAGGGTGGTAATGGTCAGCAGAGTCAGCATGGTCAAGGTAATTCGACTTACGGTCAGGCCCGGGGCTCGCGCGTCCCTGGTAAGCCAGATAATTACGCCGCGAACAATGGCGGTAGGTTTGACGAACTACGGGAGCCGTATACCGACACGGTGACCGGCCGCGAGGATCTCCCTAGCGAGAGCGAGCACCGCGAGGCTGTTGCGCGCGCTGCGGCCGCCGCCAAGGCCATAGGCAAGATGCCGGCGAGCTTCCAGCGCATGGTCGATGAGATCCTGGAACCGCAAGTGTCATGGCGTGAGCAGCTCAGATTGCTGATTACGGGGCGCATTGGCAATAAGACTGAGACATGGAATAGGCCCAATAGGAGGCGTTTAGTGCTTAATCCTATCATTATAGTTCCTGGCCGTGCCGACTATGGCGCTGGCACAGTGGTCTGTGCGATCGATAGCTCGGGGAGCATTGGCGATAAGGAGCTATCTGCGTTCTTCGCCGAGATCGGTAGCATATTGGCGAATGTCAGGCCGCGACGCATGATCCTGATATGGTGTGACGCGAAGATCCAGCGCATCGACGAAGCCAGTTCGTTCGACGAGCTCGAAGCCATACGCGTCAAGGGCGGCGTCGGTGGCGGCGGGACCGACTTCCGGCCGCCCTTTGAATGGTTAGCTGAGCAAGACATTAAGCCGGACATGCTGATGTACATGACGGACTTGTTGGGTTCGTTCCCCGTGGAGAAACCGGGGTATCATGTGATCTGGTGCGCGACCACTGAGCACGAGGTACCGTGGGGTGACGTCGTGAGGATCAAGGTATAGGGAGGGTCACATGGTTATCGACGAACCGTACATGATCGTTCACATAAAGAACAAAGCCGTAGTGTATGGCGCCGCTGGCCGTACGGCGGCTGAGGTGTGGCAGATGTTTGAGGAAAATGAATGCTTGGGAACCATCACGTCGAAGGCTGTGGCTAGGCGCCAAGGGTGGCGGGCAAAGAGGGTCACGATTATGGTTGATGCGTAAGGAGTAGACACCATGCCGAACTACACCATTACTCCGCGCGTAATCTCGTCGATGCTGGAGCGCGCGCGACAGCTAGCCGGACGGCGCACGGCCGTCATGTGCGATGATTTCCCGCTTACACTGGATGAAGTACAGACTGGGCTTCTCGCGCCGGAAGTCCGCGGAGCTGTGAAATCTATTGTAAATAATAAATCGCAGCATATGTTGCGCGTAATTAGGTACGCCAAAATTAATATGCCGGATACTACTTCGTATGTTCAGCTTAATTTTAATAAAGAGCTGTACAATAGCAACTGGGACGCGAATGGTAATCATATGTTTTACGTCGATCACCTATCCCCTCTAAAGAGAATTAGGCTAAACGAGTGGTGCACCAAAGCAACGCAGGAATTTCGTATAGCTGCTGTTACCCATGACGTAGTGAAAAGCTACCTGACCCGCGGCGTGACGCTCACTGTAGCTCACGTATTGGCGCAGTGGCCGACATTGAGCTTGTTGATCAGTGGAGATCAAATCTGGACCGAGCGTTTCAACGCACCACCCAAAAACCTCAAACGCTACCAGTGGCAACTTCCTGGCCCAGACCACACATGGCTGGCTAAATATAGGAAGGCGATGAAGCTGGCCGACATAGTTCTCACCAGCGCGGTTATGTTGCCTAAGCCCTCATCCAAGGTTACCCGCGAAATTACCGCTTCTTGGTCGGGGTTGTGAAATAAGACAGCATACCATATAATTACTACTGTAGTGGTTTTGAGGGTAATATGGCGATCCTAACGATTGATTATGAAACTTATTACGACAAAGACTACAGCCTCAAGAAGATGACCACGGCCGAGTATATCTTAGACCCTCGGTTCCAGGTCATCATGTGCTCGTTCAAGCTCGACGACGAGCCATCAGCTGTGGAAGTTGGTCATAAGAACGTGCGGCGTAGACTGAATTCCTACGACTGGTCTAAGCTGGCACTGTGCGCCTATCACGTCAGGTTCGACGGTAGCATTTTAGCCTGGCATTTCGGAATCGCCGCGGAGTTATACCTCGACCCGCTGAGCATGGCGCGAGCGACGACGCACGCTGTTGTCGGCAGATCGTCGCTCGCCGCTGTGTCCAAATACTTAGAGCTGCCAGACAAAGGCGACGCGGTCGTGCGTGCCGTCGGTAAGCGGCTCGAAAATTTCACTGACCCTGAGTTATGGGAATACGCCGACTACTGCAACCGCGATAATGAGAACTGCTATAGTATATTCTTAAAACTCAAAAAGATTTTTAGCCCTACTGAGCTGCGCCTTATAGATCTCGTGGCGCGTATGCACATACTGCCCCAGGTCAAACTTGACCCAGAGCCGCTGGCGGTGCATCTGGGGGCAGTCAGGGCCCGGAAGCAGGAGGTCCTCGACCGGGTGTCGGCTATCGACCCGGAGGTCTTTCGGTCCAACCCGAAATTCGCTGCTTTGCTGGAGAGCTACGGCGTCGACGTGCCATTGAAGATCTCACCCGTTACAGGTAAGGAGACCTTTGCGCTGGCCAAGGGCGACCGCGAGTTCAAGGAACTATGCATGGACCCTGAGCAGCCGCTCGAGGTCCAGGCCATACTAGCAGCGCGTACCAGTCAAAAGAGCACCCTCGAAGAAACCCGCACCCAGAAACTACTAGACCTATCGTTATTGGATTGGCGGGGACATGGCGAGCGATGGGGCGCCGTGCCCTTGAAGTATTCTGGCGCGCGCACGCACAGGCTATCGGGTGACGACAAGACCAACTGGCAGAACTTCACGAGGATGTCGCCCATTCGCGCCGGCATCGCCGCGCCACCGAGATATCGCATCGTCCACCGCGACTCCTCACAGATCGAGGCGCGCATGGTCGCATGGCTAGCCCAGTGCATGAAACTTCTGAGGGCGTTTGCCGAGGGTCGCGATGTCTATTCCGAGTTTGCGTCGACTATATACCAGCGAACCATAACCAAGGCCGACACCAAGGAGCGGTTCGTAGGCAAAACAGGGATCCTGGGGTTAGGCTATGGCTGTGGCGCTCCGAAATTTCGGCATATGTTGTTCCTGGGTAACGGCGGGATCAGTGTCGAGGTAACCCTGGAGCAATCCGTGGAGATCATTTCTCACTACCGTAGTGAGTACCCGGAGATCCGAACCTTGTGGCACCGCGGTGAGCAGCTAATTCAGTATGTCTTGGTGGTATCGCGGGGTGTTCAGAATGTCCGCCAACTGTTGAACATCGATTATCTCGCCTATCGTGCGTCCACATTCCCAGTGGTCGAGCCTGGGTTTGATTGTCTGTGGCTGCCGAACTACCTATGTTTAATGTATCCGAATTTACGGTTCGAGCGTATGCCGGATAATACTACAGCTATAGTATACGACAATCGAACTACCGGCGGGTATTACAAAATATATGGCGGGAAATCGATTGAGAACATCTCGCAGGCTCTTTCACGGATCGTAGTAACTGACATCGCCGTGCGTGTTTTTGACTTGACAGGCTACCATCCGTTCCTATCTACTCACGACTCCCTTGACTACTGTGTGCCTGAAAGAGAAGTCGAGTGGTGGGATCAGGAGCTCGATCGGCAGTTCGCAATACGGCCGGCGTGGGCGCCGGACTTACCCCTTGCGTCAGAGGGGGGATGGGGTAAGACTCTATTGGCAGCTGAGAAGAAGGAGAACTCGTGATGGATGAGGAAAAGCTAGCGCTGATGCTCGATATTTTAAGCAAGCTGGTGGACGACAAGTTCTTAGCGATATTGCGCCTTGCTGCCGAATGCTATCCAGGCATGGACGTTATTGATCTTTGCCGCGAGCTTGGCGCAGAGGAGGACACGTGATGGGCATCCTAAGAAGAATTCGTAGTATTTGGGAGGATCGAGAATTTCTAGTTTCTTACCCCGGTTATTTTTGTCGTGGAGATAGGATTACTTATAACGGTAAAGAAAAGATTGTTACCGAGAATATATTATTGCGGTCTCAGAAGGAGCTTATAGATTATGTACAGAAGAAGGAGAATACGTGATGACCAAATGGATCTTACTGACTTTCGCGGCTCACCTAACCGGAACATATCCGAGTACGGTGGATGCAGTGCCAGCCAGTGTGTACCCTCAGCTTTTTGCAAATGAGGCGGAGTGCGCACGCAAAAGGGATAAAATCGGATGGGATTTTTTTAATGTGGGCGAGGACTTTACGGTCTGGTGTGCCGCGGTTCCACATGCAGTAGAGAAGGGAAATAAGTGATGAAAACTCTCATGGTCGCAGCCGCGTTTTGTGTTAGCTTGTCCACTGCCGCAGCGGCGCAAGTCGGTAGCTTCTCGCAAGGGTTCTACGACGGATTCTCACAGGGTATGGCACTGGGCAATAACTATGTTCCATGCTGCCACACCTACCACCCGGAATGGTCAGGTGAGGCGCCTATGCCTATCTATAATCCTCCGGTCTACTATCCCCTGCCGCAGAACTGCACCACGATCAGGTTAGGCCAAGGCATGTACACGACGAGCTGCCAATGACCGCCTGGTCCTTCAGCAAGCTCAACAACTTCGAGACGTGCCCGAAAAAACACTACCATTACGACATTGCCCGGGATATCTCTGAAGGGCCGACCCCGCACCGCGACGAGGGGGATAAGTTGCATGCGTACTTCGAGGCGCGGCTGAAACACGGCACGGCCTTGCCCCTTGGATACGTCCAGCACGAGGGGCTACTGGCAAGCGTCGCCGCGTCGCCCGGTAAATTCTATTACGAGCAGAAATTGGCGATTAGCGCTACCTTCAGACCAGTCGGATATATGGGTAAGAACGCGTGGCTGCGCGTCGTAATAGACTGTGTCAAGATCAACGGGACCTATGCCGTCATACTGGACTGGAAGACTGGCAAGCCCAAAGAAGACCTGACGCAGTTGCGCTTAAGCGCCGCGGTGCTGTTCGCACACCAGCCGAACCTCTTAACTCGTATTCGGTCGGCGCTGGTCTACGTAAACTACGACAAGATCGTGCGGGATGAGGCCCGGCGCGAAAACCTGCCGGCGCTATGGGCCGAGATCCTGCCCCGTGTCAAAAAGTTCCAGCGTGCTCACGAGACCCAGGAGTTCCCGCCCACTCCCAATGGCTTATGCAAGAAATACTGCGCGGTGGTATCATGTCCGTTTCATGGAGTGGGGGGAAGATGAGCGGCTTTGAGCCCACGAATCCATGGTTTGCGCAGCCAAATCCGTGGTTTGCGCAGCAAGTTAGGAAGCAGTTACCGCGCACGCTCAGTGACCGCCTCGCCGTATTTCCGCAGGGTGGTAATTTTGTCGTCATAAGGGACGTGCGCACTTACCGCAAGTTCCGCTGTCGTTTGACCGACGATGGAAAGCTCCCCGACACATTCATCGTGCATCTGTGTGTGGTGGTATGAATGGAAAGAGACCTGACCGATGAGGCATGGCGCACGGCGCAGCGGCGCACGGCGCAGCGGCGAGCGGTCGATCGGCATTGGGCTAGTGTTGGCCCGGTGGTCGATCGGCATTGGGCTAGTGTTGGCCCGGTGATCGGGGATCGTATACGAGAACAGCTCCCGCGGAGCGTTCGTGAGAAGGTAGCTGTCATCGTTAGGCCAGTCGAGGGGCCCGGCATTACTTTTGGAGTTAGTATTAGTTGGGGTGTTGAGCGAGTGAACTGCACGGTCGGGCTGGATCTGCGCCTCAGCGACGAAGTCATTGCGCATCTGTGTGTGGTAGTATGATATGAGTTACTCCGATAGCCTGCCGCTTTATAGCGTGTCCGATGTGTTGCGCAGACAGCTTCCGCGCGCCTTACAAGAACGTTTATCACTGGGGATCACCGGCGACCCGTTCGGGTTGCACGTACTCGTGGTATTCGTCGATATTCAGACTAAGCGCAGGTTTAACTGCCGGCTGGAAGAGACACCCGAGGGGGAGCTGGTTATCCCATTAGCATTTATCGCTCATCTGTGCGCGGTGGTGTGATGGAAGAGCGTGAGACTAGCTGGAACCGTGTATGGTATGGGGAGCTGCCGGGGGCAAGACAGGAGGTCCACGACCAGTTGCCTCGTGAATTGCGCCAGCGGCTATCTCTCTACATCGAGAGCACTGCATTGACGTATGGCTTCCAGTTCCGCGCGATCTTTACAGATAAAGCAGGGCGTTGGTTCGAGTGTATCCTGGAAGAAGACCGAGAACATAAATTGCATATTCCAGAAGCGTTTATCGCTCATCTCTGTGTTGTAGTGTAGGTTTCCGAATGTCTGCTAGTACACCCGAAGGAAAGATCAAGAAAAAGATCAATAAAATACTTGACAAGTACAAGGTTGAAGGCCATATGTACTCGTACATGCCGGTGCCCGGTGGGTACGGTAAGGCGACTCTGGACTATCTTGGGTTCTTCTATGGACTCGGGTTTGCAATCGAGGCGAAGCGCCCTGATAAAAAGCCGACATCCAGGCAAGAGGTCGTGATCAAGCAGATACGTGAATCACTGGCACAGGTTTTCATCATCAACGACGACGAGTCGCTGACTGAATTCGAGGATTGGCTCCAGTCGGTATCTATGACGAAGAGCTGGCTACATTCACCATACGAAGAGTAAAACAACTACTACAGTAGTAGATAACCATGTTCGTAACTGCCGACACCAATCACATCGTGATCCCGTGGCACGAGGGACTAGCACAGTTAATCCCCCACGCTCGCGAGCTGGCCTATCAGGGCCAGCGCATGCTGGTGATCCCCAACCGCCACGAAGAAGCGAAAGTAGCTCGCAATCTCGGCGTGCCGGTCCCGTCGCCTATCCTGACGCGGTATGATTGGTGCGGCGGCAGTCCACCGGCTTGGAGGGTCCAGAAGCTCACTGCGGCGCTGGCGACGGAGAGCCCCCGCGCCTATGTTCTGAATGACCTCGGGACGGGTAAGACCCGGGCAGCGATCTACGCAAGCGACTACTTGCGCCGGGCCCAGGGCATGGGTCGGGTGCTGATCACCGCACCCTTATCGACCCTGACACTGGTATGGGAGCGCGAGCTGTTCAAGCTGCTCCCGCAATCCAAGGTGCGCATTGTCTATGGGTCACGGATGCAGCGAGTTAAGTTATTATCTGAAGACGCCGACTGGTTCATCATCAACCACCACGGCCTAGCACTGCTAATCGACGAGATTGTCAATCGCGGCTTCGATATCATCGTGATCGACGAGCTCGCGGTGTTCCGGAATAAGTCTTCGCAACTATGGAAGTCGGCCAACGCCGTGATCCAGGGCACCGCTGCGAAATACGTGTGGGGTATGACCGGCGCGCCGACGCCGACTGCGCCAACCGATGCCTGGGGGCAGATCAAATTACTCACTCCCGACCGCACGACGAAATCACTGGTGCGCTTCAAAGACATGACGATGCGTCAGGTCGGTAATTTTAAATGGATCGCGCGGGACCAAGCCAACGACATCGTGTTCTCGCAGATGCAGCCATCGGTGAGATTTACGCGCGACGACGTAATGGAGCTACCACCTACGACCTGGACAACACGCCAAGTCAAGCTCGACCCCGCCGCGGCTTACGCCTACAAAGCTTTATTCGACAAGATGGTCATGACGACCAAAGCCGGCGAGACGATCACTGCGGTCAATGAGGGGGTCTTACAGAACAAACTCCTGCAGGTGTCTTGCGGCTATATCTACACCGACCGGCGCGGGGTCTACGAGCTACCCAATCAGTCACGGTTAGACGAGCTGCTCGACGTGATACACGAGGCCAGCCGCAAGGTTATCGTGTTCGTGCCGTTCATCCATGCGCTCGGCGGCATCGCGAAGTTCCTCCAGAAGAATAAAATCACGGTGGGAGTAGTTTTTGGGGAAACCTCGCGCGCCGCCAGAACCAAAATCTTCGACGCATTCCAGAATACCCCACAGCCGCGAGTCCTGGTGGCGCACCCTCAGTGTATGGCGCATGGGCTCACACTCACTGCGGCCAATACGATCGTTTGGTACACGGCGATAAACTCATTGGAGATCTACGAGCAGGCCAACGCCAGGCCCATCAGGCCAGGGCAGACATCCAATACCTTAATCGTGCATCTGGCCGCAACGCCGGCCGAGAAGGCAGCCTATAAGAGGCTAAAAGACCGCGCGAGTTTGCAGGGGATGCTATTGGAGCTGTTCAAAAACCAGGACGTGGAGTTCTGACTGACGGGAGCGCGGAGATGAAGTCAATAACCCGTGAATATCAAAACGCGTGGCGGCGCCGGCCTTACGCAATGCGCCGCAAACGGCTGGCACAACGTTTACGCAGACTATGGCGGAGACTGGGGCTATGACAATCGACCAGGGGCGCATTATTATTGAGCTGCCGAGGTTGCGCCGCTACGCGCTGAAGCTCACCGAAAGCACTGTCGACGCCGATGATCTGGTGCAAGACACGGTACTGATGGTACTATGTAAACAGCGCCTCTACGTCGAAGGTGACTTACGCGCGTGGATGTTCACGATCATGCACAATTGCTACGTAAACAATACGAGGCGGTCGACTCGTAGAGCTACAGTGCTGCTCGATAGCGATGCTCCATCTTATAGCAATGCTGATGCTAGCATTTTAGCACATGAGGTTGTTGAGGAGATTGAACGGCTGCCCCAAACACAGCGCCGCCTTATAGAGCTTATTACAGGCGGCGCAAGCTATGCCGAGGCAGCACGCCGCGAACGCATTCCAATAGGTACGGTGCGCTCACGGCTCTGGCGCGCACGGGCGAAGTTGCATGAGTTTACTACATGATGGAGGTGGTCGGATACGTCCTCATATTCGGTCTCGGCTTCTGTGCCGGGGGCATGTGGGGCCTATGTGCAGGCCGTAAGATCTATCGGTATGACCGCTGACGACATCATCCGGCAGCTCGACGGGTTCAAACCGAACACTCGGGCTTGGGCGGTACGCTGGATCCTCGACGGGATGCCGTGGCACTGCGACGCGCCATACCCACTAGAACACCACGTCATTACGGCGAACCTGCATCAGTTTCGGAAATCACTACTCAACACATCGGAGGAGGTCATGGCGAGAGTAAAGAAGGCAGTGCACGAGCAGAGCGAGGCACGTGAACCAAAAGAAACACCAAAAGAAACACCAACAGAAACTACTACTGTAGTAGAAATGCAGCAAGCGGGGGTCAATGCCGCGCAGTTGGTCGAGAACTACATCAAGCTACGTAACAAGATCGCGGAGTTGAAGGAGGCTTTTAAGACGCGTATCACGCCAATCCTTGAGCTGCAACAGAAGATCGAGGGGGTCCTTATGGCCGAACTCGACAAGCTAGGCGCCGCATCACTCAGAACCGATCGGGGCACGGCGTTTACGCAGGTCGAAACCTCGGCGACGGTCGATAACTGGGAGCAGACGCTCGATTACATCCAGGCTAACCAAGCCTGGGATCTGCTTGAACGGCGCGTCGCTAAGGGCGCGGTCCTGGCGACCATCGAAGAGACTAAGAAGCCCATTCCGGGGGTGAAGGTTAGTCAGATCCGGGTCTTGCGCGTCCGGACCGCGTGAGATAACTATAGCAACCATCGTATGGAGAATGTGAGATGAAGCGCTACAAGCTGACATTGATGGACGCCGAGAGCCTTATCCTCGGCGAAGTGTATTTCGAATCTAATGATCTGTCAGATGCCATCGAGCATACACTGCACGCTGTCCAATGGCCGGACGGCACAGCGCAAATCAACATCGAATTGGAAGGAGAATAAAATATGAGCTCCAACGCAATCGTTCCCGTTGCAGGCCGGCCGCCAGCGCTATTCGCCAACCGGAAATCCTCGCTCAACGCCGCGGCGATGGCGGGTGTCCAGGCGTCCTTTGCGGTGATCGGCTACAAAGGCCGTAACTGGCGCATCAAATATCGCGGCGAAGAAAACATGGTGACGGATGCCCGCGGGGCCCCGGTCCCGTCGCTTGACGTGATCATTGTCGGCATCGCGCAGGTCGTCGCGAAGCAGTGGTATGAGAAAAAATATACCGAGGGGGACGACGACTCACCGGATTGCTTCTCGGTCGACGGTATCGCCCCAGATCCGACCAGCACCAAGCTGCAATGCTCGACCTGCGCCGTCTGTCCGCGTGCTCAGTGGGGCTCACGGATCACCGAGGATGGCCGGAAGGGCAAGGCGTGCCAGGACAACCGCCGCATCGCCGTTGTGCCGCTCGGCGATCCCAAGAACGAAAGCTACGGCGGCCCGATGATGCTGCGCATCCCGCCGATGAGCCTTAATCAACTAGCGAACTACGCGCAAATGCTAGAACGCAAGGGGGCGTCGATGGAGTTCGTCGCGACCCGTCTCGGTTTCAATTACGACGTCTCCTACCCGTTGATCACATTCGAAGCTTCGAGCTGGTTATCCGACGAGCAGGCAGAACTCGTCGTCGGGGCAGACGGCAACGGCGGAATAAGCGGCAGCGAGCAGGTCGCGCGCATCCTCGGTATGGTCGACAGCTCGGCCCCTCAGCCGGCTCCAGCCGCCGAAATACCAGGTACGCCGCCGAACGTCGTGCAGATGCCACGGCAGGTAACTGCTCATAACCCAGTTCTGAATGCACCGTATCAGGCCCAGGCCGCTCAGACTTCTTCGCGACCGGCGCCTACACCAGACCAGTATGCGCATCGTTTAAGATTCGCTAGCGTACAAGAATTTGAAGATGCGTTTGGCGTGTCGGGCCCCCCTAGCGACCAAGCCACTGCGGCTCAGAAGCAGCAGTACGAGGAAGCAACTCAAGCCCCTCAACCCACTCCGGCTGCCGTGCAGCAGGCAGATGAAGAAAAGGGAGCGCCGTTTATGATCGGCGGTGCGCTCATCGGAGGAGTACCTCATCCGGGAATGCCAGCTCCCGCTACACCCCGTAAGGCGAACCCGTTTATGACTGGTGCGACCCCGGCGATGGAGCAACCCAATGGCCATGCCAATGGCGCGGCTGCGTTCCAGGCGCCGCAGCAGACGCAAGCACCGGCGGCACCGCCTACGCCGGCTGCGCAAGCTGCTCCTGCTCCTGTCGCTGCAGTACAGCCTGCACCGATTGATATGCAGTCGGCCATTGACGAACTTTTGAACGCGCCCGTCTAAGTCTTTGATATTGGGCGGAGGTAAACTCTCCGCCCTTTTTCTCTCTGTAACATTCAGGGAGTGGGATGGACGCCGCACAGTTTTTAGCGCTCGTTGTCGCGCCGGGGAATTACCTCGTCATTACGTTTAAGTTCCCTGATAGGGGAATGAGCGCTAGATTTTTCCCGCGCGCCGATATAGGCTCTGCAGTCGGCTACGCCGGTTGGGCAGCCCGTAAAGGCGCCGATGTATGGTTCGCCGTTGCGTCGTATCACGAAGCCGGCCAGCGCACGCAGGATAATGCCGAACAGTTCAAATGTCTCTGGTTTGACGCTGACATCTCGCGCCCAGGTGACAAAAAGAGGCCCGGCACAGCCTTCGCCGACGAGGCCGAGGCGCTGGCATTCGTTCAGAAGCTTACTGACAGTGGGGTACTGCCGCCGAACCTCATCGTTAATAGCGGCTATGGCCTGCATCTCTATTGGGTCTTCGTAGACCCTCTCGATCCCCATGAATGGCTACCGTATGCCGAGGCGCTCAAGGCAGCGCTGATCCATCACGGCGCCAAGGGCGACGTAGGGCTGACCACCGACAGCGCGCGGGTATTGCGTCTCCCAGGGACTTTCAACTGCAAGGTCCCGGGATCGCCGGCGCCGGTCCGCGTGCTAACCGAATACTCCCGTAGTGAGTACGGCAACAACCAGCTATGGCGGTCGCTTAGTCCTTATGCATCGAAGCGCTCCATCGACAATATGCCGACCAAGCAGCTCGATCGACATGTGCTAGCTGGCACGCCGCCGGCTCTGGCGAAGGTGCGCAAGAGCAGCTTGACCGCTGCTGCGCAGGCAGGTGTCTCATCTCGGCGCGAACACACCTTCGAGCGGATTGCTACCCAATGCCTGCAGGCCAAGCGGTCGCTCGCAGTCAACGGCGTCGACGATGACCGTCGGCTTTGGTATCTCGGATTTATCACTCTCGCTAGCTTCTGTAGTGATGGCGCGCATTACGCCCACGAGATCGGTAAGGCGCACCCCGCGTACGATCCAGCAGAGACCGACGCCGAGCTACAACGTGCTGCCAACGAGCAGCGGAGCAAGGGCAACGGCGCGCCGCTCTGTAAAACGTTCGACAGTATGCGGCCGGGGGTTTGCCAGGGCTGTCCGTTTTGGGGGCGCATCGGCGGCTCTCCCTTCTCGCTAGGCGTCGAGAAAGAGACAGAGGGAACCGACGAACTCCCTAGCGGTTTCCGCCGCCAGAATGGCGAGATCCAGCGCGAGATCGTGGATAAGAAAACCGGCGACGCTGAGTGGCTTAGGCTGATCACCGGCGATGTCTACCGGGCAGTGCTCGACGAGGTCCCCGGGACCGGCCATCAGATCACCTTTACCTATCTCGGTCCTGAAAAGAAGACCTTTGACGTTGTGACAGCCTCGCCATCGCCCGAGGCAGGCAGGATCATGGCGCACTTTGGCCCTAAGGGCATCACCCTCGACAGACACAACGCCTTGCACTTCGGAGATTTCATCGTGGCGTGGATCAGCAAGTTGCGCGCTATGTGCGCTGTTCGCAGTATCGCAACTTACCCGTTCGGATGGGCGAAGAACTTGAATGGGGGCTACGACGGGTTTGCGGTCGGCGGCGTGCTCTATAAGGCAGACGGCACCGAGGAGCCGGCGCCCGGCGGCGACCCACAGATAGTCGAGTGGTATCGCCCGAGGGGTACGTTGGAAGACTGGCGTAAAGCCTGCGACTTCGTTACGCAAAACCGGCCCGACTTGCAGGTGCTCGTTGCCGTCAGCTTCGCTGCGCCGCTGCTCGAATTCACCGGCCAGTCAGGCGTGGTCATATCGGCGTGGTCGCGCGACAGCGCGGTTGGGAAGAGCTCGGCGTTCAGAGTCGGTCAGGCGGTTTATTCCCACCCGTTGAACTCCATGATGTCGCTCAAGGATACTGACAACGCGATACTATATAAGGTCGGACAGACTAAAATAATGCCGGCTTATTGGGATGAAGTACAGCTCGACAAAGACGACGCAAAGAAACGTATCCGCGGCTTTTTTGACATGGGTCAAGGGCGGGAAAAGGCGCGTATGACTGCTGATATCAAGTTACGGGAAGCTAGGGATTGGAAAACCATTATGATGATGGCCAGCAATGCGGCGATAATGGAACACGTCGTTGCCGAGCGGTCCGAGACTGACGCCGCCGCGTTACGTCTGTTCGAATTCCAGATCACACACCCACAGATGCCGCTTAGCATCGCCGCGGGGCAGACGGTCCAACTGACTGAGACTAACTACGGTAGTGCCGGACGCATCTACGCTAAGTGGCTGGCGAGCAACGCCGAGACGGCGCAACGCGTCGTGTCGAGGGTCGGGAAGAAACTAGAGGAGGAGCTCGATCCTTCTTCAGGGGAACGGTTTCACATGGCCGGGATCACCTGCATCCTAGCCGGTGCGGGGATCGCGAACAAGTTAAAGCTTGTGAGCTTCGACATCCCCGCGATGGATGCCTACTTAAAAGCAGCGCTTGCTCAGGCGCGCGACAGGCGCAAGCGAGACCTGCCCGTCAATGACGGCCAGCTGGATATTGAGCGCGTTCTTGGTAGATTTCACACGGAGCATACGAGAGAGCGTATGCTCACTACGATATTTCAACGTAAAGGAAAACCTGATCCAAGATTTAGCGTCCTCTCATTCCCAAATCCAAACATAAAGTCTCTTGTTATTCAAACTGCGCAGAAAGATAAGTTGATGCGCATCGACAAGAGCGTCTGGCAGACGTGGTGCCGCGATAGGAATTTACCTTCGGGCGACTATCAGAACGAACTAGTGGCCCGCTACGGCGCTAAAGAGGGACGGGGCATGCTAGGCGCCGGCACTCACTACACAACAGGTCGGATTTACTACATCGAGATACCGACTAGCCACCCTGATCTCGAAGACTATAACTACGACAATAGTAATCCCACAACAAACACTGGCAGCCCCTTAAACGTACTGAGTGGAGGTAAACCGATATGAGCAAGGGACTGTGGGTATTAAATCACACTGAGTGCTGGGGTGCTGGCCCAGATGCTATTATCCAGTTCCTCCGTGAGTACCAACAAGTGCGGGGAGAAGCTAATCGGAAGGCCCTCTATATGCGTGCGTGGCGACGCCGAAACCGAAATAGATACAACTCGTACAATCGGGTGCGGCGGCTGAACGCGAGGAGTGCACAATGAACTTCCCCCGCAATCCCGAACTTGCTGCGGCCGAGCGTGATCTGCATGCCGCGCGGGAGACCGTCAAGATGGTCGCCGAGCGGGTCCAGCTTGAATGCGAGCATATTTCGGTAAAGCAGATTTCCAGCACAATACCAGCCCGCCGAATCTGCCAGTCCTGTGGGATAGAGGAGGAGTCCTCTCATTGGTCCGGGACCACCACCACTTACTGGCGGCGAGCGGATCACCAAAGGGGCAGGCTAGACAATCATGACGGGCGGGCCGTCGAAATCGTCTCGTCGCCGGACGAGTTCTACCGCTACAGAATCGCGCAATAATTTGACGGTCGATACACTCCCTCCGTATGTCCTGCGCGGATTATGGAGGAGTGTATGGCTAAACGCAACGCAAAGGTGGTGTGGTGGGTCGAAATCGACGGCATTCACAAACGCTTCGTCCGAGGTAACCGTGACGCAGTCTCGGCTTGGAGATTGTTCTATGCCCTTCGAGCGATCCATAAGAAGACCGGGCATATTGTCGCAGGCCCCGAGCTGTGGATCGGAAACAAGCTCGTTATGGCCTCGGGGAACACCGAAAAAGGGCTGGTACTACCCCTGCGTGTGTAAACCGGTGGTATTTGTCGCATAATATATACTCTGGAAACAATCCGCGTTAGTTAGGTTTGCCTGGCCGGCAGCCCACTTTATCGATAAGCTACTTAGGCTGTCAACGGTATGTTCAACTTAAGATTAGCAAAACCCGATTAACTTTTTATAAAACATCTTTCCTATATTTATAGCAACTGTGGCAGAGGGTCGCACCCTTATCGTGCACCGTTTCTTAGCAGAGGCTTAGCCTGTGGATAAAAAAGTGGCCGCCGCGGTTGGATCGCGGCGGCCACCGTCTTCGGCGGCCTTACCAGGCAGGGGGGTTTGGAAGGCCGCCGAGGAACCTCAGCGGCGATCTAAGATCAGCGTCGATAAACTGTTTCGAATCAAGAATTCCCGGACGTCATCTCCATTGTCGAAGACAAGTGGTAGATCCATGCGGATCTTGCCGCGATCACCTTCACGGTCGCCAGGAAATATAGAAGGATTTCCCGTGAGCGTTGCAAGAGGTTTACTTCGCTTGAATAGGTTGAACATCATGTCTCCTTACAACTAAGTTCTTGACGAGCCACTCGACGGTCGTTGCGTCGGCGGCGAAGGTTTCCGGGTGGGTGCAGACCTGGTCGACTCCCGCATTCACCAAGGCGATGGGGAGGGCGGCGACCGGAACGAGCGTCGCCACCACGCCATCGGTGAATTTGAACAGCCCGCTCGACATACAGATGTTGACGATGCGAGCCATTACTTTGGGATCCGTTTGAGCCGGCGGGGAACCGACGGTCCCGCAGCCCGTTAGTGCGACTCCCAATCCGAAAGCGAAGGCTGCAAGGCGCAAAACTATCTTAGTCATGTTCCATACCTCGCAGTGACGTAAGTGAGCACCCGCTTCCTACCGTCCATAGTTCTGAGGCCCTGGAGGATGTCGAGCATGTCAGACATCGCTTGAACTTCAGGGTCGAGAGCGTCGGTGGGCGCGGGGTCTGCCGGGGCCGGGGCGGGCAGGGGCAGGGGCGGCTGCGACGGTAGGTACGGCACTACCGGCGGGATCACCGGCACCGGGCCTCCATCGTACTGATAGAGGTTGTGTCCCTGCATGAGGCTGATCAACTTGGCGGCATAGTCGGGGTCTGTCGCGTAACCGGCGCGCTGGATTTCCTGAGCGAACGAGTTCGCGTCGCTAGCTACTTCCAATGCGTGCGCGTATCGCTTGTTGACCACGAAGAAGTCGGCGTGATCTTCGACGCTCTCGCCAATGTTGTGGTATTTGCGGAAAGCGGCGTCGACGGTTGTCTCTGCGCCGTTGACCACTTCATGGGTGGGGACGGTGATCGACCCAGCGGGACCGGTGCCCTTGATCCCGAATAGGTTGTTAGCGTCGGCAATCGTGTGCTTGCCCCAACCAGTCTCAAGGATCGCCTGCGCGATTGTCACGGAGGCCGGAACCTTAGTACGGGCCTGGGCGGCCTGTGCCAATGGGGCGACCATGTCGATAAAGGTCTGTTGTTCGTCGCTCATTTCGGGCCCTCGTCGAGGACTTCGTCATAGTCGTGTGTAAAAACTTCGGCTGAGTCTAAGATAAATTTAGCGCATTCCCGCCGCTGAGCTTTCGTTAGCTTTTCGCTAAAAGCAACGCACACACGCTCAACTCGGTTGTTTTCCCACTCTGCACTTATCGACATACCGATCTTGTCGCTCATTTGGACGTACCTGATATTAGGCACTGGCTAAACGTAGGCAGTGCGGCGATCATCTGATACAACTCAAAGAACCCTCGTGCCGTGACGCCCAACTCCTCGATCGTCATGCTCGGCGGACACTCAAGGTCCAGGTCCACGCCGCAGCACGGCAGCCCCAGGATAAGCCGAATAGTTATCTCACCGTTGGGGCCCGGGTCGCCCACGGCAAGGCGCGGGTAATGGTGCTGCGACATCTGGCCGGCGGGAAGGTGCTTCGTCTTATCGATGTTCTCGCGTTGATTTACATCCATGCTCATTGCTCAGCTCCATCATCGGCTTTATCTAGTTGGTCAGCGTGCAGAATTGCTTTTAACGTATGATCCTGGCCCCATAGATGCTTATCCGTATCGAGCCAGCGAGCGATCAAAAGCGCCGCCCATTGCTCAACGCGGTTGTGCCCATGTGCAGTGCCACGCGCGACACGGCCGACTTCCGAGCTGATAGTCTCCTGCGGCGGCGCGCCGAATAAGGACGCTACTGCCCTGTCGAGATTGTAAAGACAGTTACCGCCGCGGCTCATACTGCGGGCTGTACCGGCTTACCCATCCGGGCGCTTAGAACATTTCCTGCATGATCAAGGCGCTTCTTTTTCCAGAGATCATAAAGCGCGTAAGCTGTGTTCCCCAGGAGCACTAAAGCCGAGGCAGCCATCGTCAGCGTACTATCACTATAAGCGCCATCTGCAAGGCCAAGCGTACTTGCGGCTGTAATGAGATGCCGCAAAATCACAGCTACCTGCGAGACCATTTCTGGGTTGGGGGTGCTCGGAAACGTATCTGCCATTTATCGCTCCTATAATTACTACAGTAGTACCATTAAATCAGAAATGCAAGGCCGTCATCGGACGTTAGCGAAGTTGCCTTGTTTAGATAGCGCCGGTGCAGATTTTTTCGAAAGCGTCAAACCGAAGCTGCCGGGGGTCTGTATCTGCTGTTGCTGACGTTTCAGCGCGCCCATGAGTTGCGCATAGGTGATCGGAGACGTCGGGTTGGAGCGGTTGTAATCCTGCACCTGTTTCAGCGCGGACTTTCTGCCCGGCGGTGAGGCGGTAACGAACGCGTTGAGCGCGCGGGATTTATCCACGATGGCTTCATTTTTAGCCTCTAATACCGCGTTGCGCCCCTCGCGGAATTCCGAAGCCTGAGCCGGCTGAAAGCCCAATGCCTGCGCCGCGATGTCACCACCTGACAGTTTTGACGCAGGCAAGATGGTTTTACCCTTGGAGTCGGTAACGCCGCTAGTAGCTAAGCCATAAGCCTTCATCGGGTCGCGGACAACGCGGGGCACCATATCCTTGATGCCGCCCATGATATCGCCCTGGAAGACCTTCATCATGCCGCCAGCCATCGTAGCAGCGTCCTCGCCGGCGGCGCCCGTCATTGCCGAAGCGACCATCTCGGCGAAGCCCTTCTTGTCGAACGATTTAAGCTCGGGGACTTCGAGCAGGTTCGACAACCCAACCCGGCGATGTATGTCGATCCCCGCCATGTGCAGCACGCCACGTGAGATGATCTCGCCCAGCTCGGGCCCGAACGCGCCGGCTATCCAACGCCGGGCATCGTTTTCGTAGTCGTGCGGTTTAGCCGCGCCGGTGATCAGGTCGTAAAGTCCACCGATGTAGCGCAGGGGGTCGGCTATCCAGGTGAGCACGCCGGCCATCATGGCATGCGTCGCTAGTATTCCAGCGAACGCTTTGCGCGCCTCCCATCTGTCAGTGCTCGACGCGCCATGAACGGACGCGCGCATAAGGTTAGCCATCACGGAGTACATATTGATGCCGTACTGCTTGAACTGAGTCAGCGGTGCAGCAACCCCACCAAGAATGCCCCTATTGGTCGAGATGCGGGATTTATTTCCTAGGTTGTAATTCGGCATAGCCGTGCGCGCCATATCGACGGCGTATAACTTCGCTTGCTCGTGATTGCCTGTCTTGCGCAACTCTAGATCATAGGCGGCTTTGGCGATGGCTGATTTATTCGTGGCATCGACGGTATGCGCAGCGACTGCGTTGAAATCCATGAACCGGTCCCACCACTTCCCAACCCCGGTAGTTCCTGACCTAGCGATACGCTGCATCTCACGTATCATCGTATGGTCAATAAGACCGGCAGCATTCAGCCCATCACGTCCATCGAATAAGTCTGTCGTTGCGGCACGATCAGCACCCGCAGATATGAGCCGATCACGAATAACGTTCGAAAGATTCCAGTCGGCAGTCTTGAGTTCGGGTCCGAGAAACGCTGCTGCCTTCGCGGCTCTTATCGTCTTACCGACGGCATTCACTGCCATTGTCGGCGTGATGTCCTTAAGGGCCTTCGTCAATGCTAAATTAGCGCGGAGCCCGTGACGGGAGCCCATCAAAGCGATTGAGTTCGTGTGCGCTTCGAAGGTCGACGTAAACAGATGTGAAAACGACATCAATGACTGCACATACCCCAGCGTCGACGCCCTGCGTGTGAAGCCAGCGAACTTACTCGACGCGTCGTCACCAGCCGGCTGCCGCTGTTTGATTTCGTTCAACACAGACTGAGCGCGTATCCCCTCACCCTCAGCGCCGTTGCGCTCAAGCCAACCAACCTGCCGACCCATCGCCGCGATCGCCTGCACACGATCGGGTCCGTGTTCGAGGTAGCCAAGCCTCGACGACAGAGCTAGGAAATCCCGCGACAAAACTTTGGCGTGATCGATCGACGCGCCCTTGACTCCTTGGCGGCGCATCCGGGTGCGCGCGGCCTCTGACCGACTCGCGTTTTGCAGCATAATCGACGCGAAGGCGTCGCGCACCGAGTCAAGCTGGTCCTCACTGAAGCCGCCAGCCTTATTCAGCGCCCTGTTCAGGTCATCCATCACGCCAGTAGGAACCATATTTCTGGGCGCCGTATCGTCTGCCAGCATGACATTGCTCGGCTCGGCGCCTTCCCGCGCCAGCTCGGCCCGACGCGCCTCAGCCTCACCCCGGCGTTCGAACCGCTCCACGCCATAATCGTCGGTACCCTTAGTACCGTAGCGAATCACGTAGTCGCCATATCTACGGAGTGGGAAATAGTCACCTTGGACGAAGCCATCACGGTGGACCTTAGCGATCTCACGCGCGATCGCGCGCTTGCTATTCCAAGCCTCGGCGAATGCAGCGGCGACCGGCGATTTATCGGGGTCGTCGATAAGTTCCTTGATCCCCCGCATCGTCCGCAGTGCTTGAGCTAGAGCGCGCACCTGTGTCGAAGTCGCGTCGGGAAGCGCAGTTTTGACCATCGACTTAAATCTGGCGACGCGCTCAATCCCGTCAGTCTCTCTATACCAATCTCGGAAATTGCTATAGGTCTTCTTATCACTGTCGGAGAGCGCGTCGTAGCGCGTTTGTAGGTTGCTCAGCGCTTGCTGCTGCTCCCGGGTTTTGAAATGCGCGTTGGCATTCGGGTCGCTGGGCCCCAGATGAGCCTCTGCCAACGTCGCATCATTCATTAATCGAGCGACTGGTTCAGTCATTGTACCAATCATGTCTTTGACGCGATCAGCATTCTCGTCGCTGAATCTCTTAGACCTAGCAGCCTGTGCCTCGTATGCCGTGCGATAGTCTTTCAGTGAATTACCGGGCGCTTCCTTGTCGCGGCTCTCAAACAACTCCCCGTTCCACTTAATGATGCCGTCAGTCGGTACTCCCTGCAATAGCATCCGCCGCGCGCGGTCTACCTCGACATACTTAAGCGCTCTACTAACATCGTCCCGACCAAACCGAGGCATCGCGCTGATTGCTGCGTCGGCGGTTTCTCTCGCCTGCTCGTTAATGAATTGGAACTTGCCCCGGTTGAACTTATCGGCCTTGTCCGTTATGTCTTGAAGTGGGCGCAGAGCATGATCAAGTAATGTGTCGCCAACTTCTTTCTGGTTAAGTCCTAATGCCCGTCGAACCCAGCCAGTGAAAGCCTTCCATAATGACCGACTCTCTTGTGGGGCATACCCCAGCTCACGCATCTTGGCGCGGAATTCTCGGGAAGGTGTAATACTAGCCGCGATCTTCTGTATGACCGGGCTGGTCATCAGCATCGTGTGCAATTCTTCGTTATTGGATAAGGCATAATCAAAGGTGTCAAAAGTACCTTCCTGGCTAGCTTGGTCATTATATCGGCGCAGTTCATCGCGGATAGCATTTAGCGCAGCCATTGAATTTTGTGGTTTTTCACGCAGGAACCGAGTCGTAACTGCGTGCATACCTTCATGCAGTACAACCTCTAAAGCGCTGCTTTCTCTAGCGGATGGATGAAGGAAAATAATATCGTGTCGTGGATCAAAGCCGCCTGCCGCATAGTCTGGGTAGCTTGTACCAAATTGCGCTTCGGCAATATGCTTAGGCAGCACTTCCAAGCTCGAAGGAAGCATTTCCTTGAGCCGCCGCGCGAGAGCCACTGCTTGCGGCAGACGGACCTTAACGACCGGGTCATTTGCGATCCGGTCGAGATATTCTTGCTCTTTCGCTCGACCAGACGGTCTGTCAAGAATATCCCATAATGGGTAGTTTATACGCTCATCATGATATAAACTTTCAATGGTTGATCGTGGTGCGTAAGCGACCCGGTCTTTGCCTTCGAGCTCATTGAGGATACCGCGCAGCTTCGCAGCGTGTTCCGGCCCGACAGATTGCAGTGCCTTATTAATCTCGCGCGACTGCGCTAGCTTCTGGGCCGTCGTTAGTTTTTTGTCACTCTGGATCTGCTCGGCACGGGACAATAGTTCGCGCTCGACATCGGGGTCACTGGCCCGTTGTAGGCGGTCACGTATATAAGACGCGAAATCAGAGAATTTGCGTTGGCGGCCGGCTTTGATGCCGGGCTCCTTGCGCCCATAGACCCGATCTGCCTCAGCAGCGGTCATCAGTCCGTTGGAAACTTTGCTTTCTAGGTCGCTTAAAATGCGTTCTTTGTTGGTGGTCTGTGCCGATCGGGGCTTCTCGACGCCAGCATCTTCTACTACTGTAGTAGTTTTAGCGCGCTCGCGTACGACTGGCTGAGACTCGGCCTCGGCGCGGGCTTCGCGTGCCATTGGAGATAGCCGCCGAAGAGTTAGCTTCTGGGCAGTCTCGCGCGTCAGCAGCGCCGGCATCGCAGCCATGGCGGGCTCGGTCTCGGGCGACACGTAAGCCTGGCCGTGCTCGACCGGCTGCTGCTCGGCCATACGCGCCTTCTCGGCGGCTCG